TGCTCGGCCAGGAAGTCGGCGATCTCGGGGTAGAGCTCACCGAGGACGTCTTTGATTTCAGTCATGCGATTGACCAGAAACGACAAATGCACTGCTGAAGGAGTGCACGAAAAAACCCCCACCAGCGGTGCTGGCAGGGGCGATGTCGTTTCAGGTCTTGAGATTCAGGATTGCGCGGTCGCTTTGCGCCGGCGCGTGGATTGAGGCTTGGTTTGCTGAGGTGGATGTCGAAGTACTGGAGGAGTGGTTGGAGCAGCCTCAGTGGGGAGAGTGGATTCGATGGTGAGTGCAGCTGCGCGCAGGAATGTGAGGAGGTGTGGGGCAAGGAAGTTGTAAGCGCGCCTTGTCAGTTGGCCTGCGATGAAGACATAAACGCAGGCGGTGACAAAAGCGCTCCAGGCGGACAGCGCCAGGCGGCGATAATCCGTGGAGCGCAGGCGCGATGGGCGAAAGATAGGTCGTACTCGCCAAGGCGTCGTGTGATGGAAGAGACAGGACGCATGCTGTGTTGGCGAGTCAATAAAAAAGCCCCACCCGGCGGACCGAGTGGGGCGGTGTAGCCCGGTGGCTACGGATCAGAAGCTGGGCTCTTCGCCGGTGGGGCCGTCAGCGAAAGGCGCAGCGATGGGGGCATCGAGCGCGGGCTGATCGGCGGGCTCAGAGTTGAGGACCGAGATGGACTGGAGGCGCAGCTGCTTGCCGGTGGCGTTGAGGTAGTTGTTGCGGATTTCGATCTCGCCCCGGCGGACCCAGAAGCCGGTCACGCGGACGCGTGCCCAGCGGGTGCTGCGAGCAATGTCCAGCAGCTGGGTAGCCAGTGGGCCATTGCCGTTGTCGCTGGCGATGAGGCCATCGACGGGGAGATCGACCCGGGTCTCCTGGCCATTGATCAGCTCACGAGCGTTGTTGGTGAGGATCGCGGTGACCTGGAACTTGGCCTCCGGGTTCTTGGACTCGATCGGCTTGACAGCTCTGAGCATGCCAACCAGGACGACCTGGTTCGGATTGGCTGCAGAGCTGGTGGCGAGGATGGCCTCGAGCTCGGCGATGCGAGCTTCCAGATCGGTCTTGGTGATGGCGGTAGCCATGGATGCAGCCGGTCTTGCGACCGGGAGAAAGGTAAATGCACTGCTGAGTGAGTGCACGAAAAATCCCCCCACCCGGCAAGCGGATGAGGGGATGAGGTGCTGAACCTTGGCTCAGGCGTATTGCCGTTCGAGGTCTCGAACGAGGTGCCAATCAGCGTTAACCAGCTGCTCGCAGTAGGCGAGGAATTGGCCGATGCCGATAGGTGCGTAACCGTCCAGGAATTGATCGTGGATGGTGTCGAGCTGGATCTCTAGCAATTGCCAGAAGGGATCCAGTGCGCCACCGATCATGTGGCCGGTTTGATCGAGGATGACGTCACGGCGAGCGAGGAGCTTGACGCGACGAAGCAGTCTCGAGAGTTGTCCTTCCGACATAGCGGAAATCCGGGCGTCCCCGGAGAGAAAGAACAATGCACTGCTGAGTGAGTGCACGAAAAATCCCCCCACCGGCGGTGCCGATGAGGGGAGTACTTGGGTCAGCGGCAGCAGAGCTCGTTGAGCAAAGGCAGGAGCTCCTCGAATTCGTCGGAGTCGTCCTGCCCAGCTGCGGCTCTGCGCTGGCAGGCAGCGGCGCGTTCCCAGGCGAGGAGGTGGAGTTCCTCGGTGGTCATTTCGTGAGGGGCCATCGAAGCAGTCAGCGCCAAAGGCACTGATGAGAAGGGACACGAAAAATCCCCCACCCGGCTGAGCCAGGCAGGGGATCTTGGTCAGAAGACCAGGGTCGTGTCGTCGTCGCTGGCCATGAAGTCAGCGAAGGTTTGAACGAAGGGGGTGTGGTGCTCGGCCTCGGCCTTGGAGCCGTAGATCCGAGCGAGCGGAGCCGAGTTGGGGTCTGTTGGATCGGAGGGCTCGATACCAACGAAGAGCTCGGAGTGTGTCACCGGAGTGAGGCAGCGCAAATGCACTGCTGAGAGAGGACATGAAAAATCCCCCCACCCGGCAAGCGAGTGAGGGGATCAGGCTCGTTGAGCATGCATGCCCAGCAGGGCTTGCTTGATGCTGTCGGCGTGGCAGCGCTTGGGGGCGCAAAAGCAGACAAGCTCTAGCGGCTGCTCAAGGGCAATCGCGTAGAGCCGTTCGAGCTCAGCGCGAGCAGGGCCGCCAGCGCTGTAGTTGTCGCGCAGCCAGGCGAGATAGCGCTCGCAGACGTCGTCGCGATCGGACTCAGAGCGCATCGGGAATGGATTCCCGAGAGCGCTCGGCCGACCGACGTAGGCCCTATAAATGCCTGGCAGCGGATCGCTGAGCGTGCGCTTGCTAAGGACGCGGATATCCATCGAAGGAAGCAGCGCGAATGCACTGCTGAGAGAGGACATGAAAAATCCCCCCACCGGCCGGGCCGATGAGGGGATCAGTGGGATCAGAAGGCCTTGACCATGTAGGTCCGGCAGAACTCGGTGTGGGCGGTGTGCTGGTGAACAGGCCAGTCCTGGCGGATGCACTGCTGGCGGGTGGCCTGATCGAGGCGAGCGACAGCGGCGTGCATGGCACCGACCAGGGTGAAACCGATGGCGGTGCCGGCAGCGATCGCGAGGATGGGAGCGCGCATCGAAGGAAGCAGCGTCAATGCACTGCTGATGAGGGACACGAAAGAACCCCCACCTGGCTGAGCCAAGCGGGGGTTCGGTGTCAGGTGGTTTGGACGATGTAGCGCAGGTCGACCAGGCCGTTGTGATCGCCGAGGGCGGCGTAGCTGAGAGAGCACCAGTTGCCGGGGTTCTCGGCATCGAAGGAGACCTCGGGGTCGTGCACATCGGTGCACTCCCCCAGGCCGGTCTCCTCCTGCCAGCTCGCCAGGTCGCTGCGGTCAAGGCAGAAGTGCATCCAGAGGACGCCTTCGCTGACGCAGAACCAGGCTTCGCCGGCGGTAAGGTGCGCAGCTTCAAGGGCCTGCTCGATAGACCTGGCCTCGAAGAGGATGGCGCGTGCCATGGCTAAAGCAGTGCAGATGCACCGCTGAGGAAGGACATAGAAAAGCCCCCACTCCCGGAGGGAGCAGGGGCTTGGTGTCAGGCGAAGATCGCGCGTTGCTTGCGGGACTCGTAGTCCCGACGAGCGAGCTCGGTCGGGACGGAGGTGGATCTGCTCCACTCGCGCTTGTTGCCGCGCAGCGCCCAGAAGGTGATGCGAGTTTGGTCGCCGTTGGCGATGTACTCGTATTTGCCGGAGGGAGTGATCAGCGTCGTGAAGGACATTGAATGCACTGCTGTATTGGGACACGAAAAATCCCCCACCTGGCTGAGCCAAGCGGGGGATGGTGTCAGAAGGGGCAATCGCTCTCGGGGAGGTGAGTGGAGCGGAGCAGGAGATTGGCGGCCTCGTATTCCTCGGGGTTGATCACCTCGTGGTCGTAGTCGAAGTCGCCCTCGATGCCGTGCCAGGTGTAGACCTCGATGGATCTGCGGAGCGCGCAAGCTGCGGCGCCGTCGATCCAGTTGTGGTTGAGGGTGATGGTCATCGGAGTCAAGCAGCGTGAAATGCACTGCTGGTGAGGGACACGAAAAATCCCCCACCTGGCTGAGCCAAGCGGGGGATGGTGTCAGAAGGGGCACTCGCCAGAGTCGTAGGTCTCTTGGCAATTGATCGCGTGCTCGAGGATGCCCTGCCTGTAGCTGAAGAGCTCGGCAGCGAGATCGAGGTGATCGCCTAGCCGGGTGGCTTCGATGTAGAGCCACTCGAGGTAGTCGTATTCCTCGGTGGTGGTGACGGGGATGAGCGAGCGGAGTTGAGCAAGCATGAATGCACTGCTGCGGAGGGACACAAGCAGAGCCCCTGATCGCGGCGCGCGCGGCGGGGCGTCGTGTCCCGTGACGCGATGAGACTCAGCTGAGACAAATGGAATGGATGGCGAGGGTGGCTCCGGGGTATTGAGGCGTGGAGAGATGGAGCACAAAGCGAGCGCAGCGAGCGCATGGGCGAAGAGAACAGCGAATCAGTGCGCGTAGCGCACAAGAGATTCACCGTTGAGAATGATTCCCATAGGGAGAAAAACACCCACCCGCAGTGGATGAGGCCCCCCTAGTCGCGAAGGCGCGGGGGTGCGGTGGAGCGCGGATTGCGCCCGAGCGCGTGCGCGGGGTACTGGTGGTTGCGTGTGGAAACGCTGACGCAACGCGTGAACGCGTCGCCTGCTCTCGTGTGTGCGCGCACTTGTATACATCTGTTGCTCACGCAGCTTCCGTGCGCTCAGCTGCTGCTCATCTGCTATCCACAAGTAACGCTCGCTCGCTCGCTTGCTCACAAACGAAGCAGGCTTCTCTCGCTACAAACGCAACGCAGCGAACGCGATAAGCGCGCGTAGCGCGCACGCGGGCGCGGGGCTACAGCGTTGGCCGCGAACGAAGCAGGGGCGTGGCGCAGTCTTTTTTTTGTTGGGCGACTCCCGCAACTTGCGGGGGGTGTTTGATGTAAACCGCGCGCCGCAGCAAAAATCAACAGGGGTCCCGCGAGGCGCGCTCTGTAGGGTGAAACGATTTTTCCCATGGCGAAATGGGCCAATTTTTTCGCCCTACGGAGGAGGGTGTTTTTAGGCCCAGAAATAAATAGAGCTGAGCAATAATTTCCTGAAAAATCGCGACGCGTTTATCCACGCGAGGCGCAGGGTCAAAAAGTGAGATTCTTTAGACTCGTCGTACACAGTGCGCGGCGTGGCGTTCAATGGCGCTCGGGATTGGCGGAATTGGCAGTTTCCGCTGGGAAGACCCTTATGACCCCCGCCGGAGTCTGGGCGCAGTCCCTAGCCAGCTGAATATCCCTGGCTTGCCTCCTGTTGTTCCGGGTATTCAGGGCGACCTCGAGCGCGTGCAGCGGTACTTCGCGCGCCAAGCCGCCGCGTCGCCTGAAGCGCGCGATCAGGTGTTACGCGATCTCGCTCGCAACCTGCCGCCAAGCAGCGAAATGCTTGTCGATGGACGCTCAGTGAGCGGCTCTCCCTCAGGACAGCTCTCACTCAATGTTCGTCTTGCAGACGCCCCGGATACCTACGTAGGCAAAGACGGCAACTTGTACGAGGTTGGGCGCAACGAGCGGATGCCCGCCAGCGGTACATACGAAGCTCAAGTCCAGCGCCAAGGGTTTGAACAGCTCCCAACTGGAACTGTTGCGAGTGACAACTACTACCTGGAACATGATCCGCGTGTCAGAGGACGACGCAGTGGGTCGGCGTATCGGCCTGATTCGCGGCTTGCGCGTCGCGATGCAATGGTCAGAGAGGGCAATTCTTTCGCTGCGCTTGATACCCCTGAGCGCGTCGAGCAGATGCTCGCCAGTAAAGGCGCGAAAAAACCCTTGAGCGAGAGCGAGCAAGCATTCATGACGGTGCAGATGATGCGCCGGGCTAGCACTAGCGAAGAGGAGCGCGCGTTCCTGGATGACTACGCCGTGGAATTGGCGGACATGCTCCGCGTCGAGGGTTACGACCGCGACGAATCCGGGCGGAATGTAGACGTCACCGGCTATTCAGCAGAGGATCCCGAGGAGTTTGAGGCCAAGCGTTCTGGCAAGAACCTTCAGACGATCCAGAAGCAGCCAGATTTCAGGAAACGAGGCGCAAAAACCTATATCGAAGACGCAGGTGGCGCTGGCTCGCCTCCCTATGTGATCGAAGCATCGCAGCGGCAGCCGGATGGTCAGTGGCTTAAAGGTGGGGAAAGGGCAATTGGGACCATTGACCCCAACCAGCTGGTCGGAGTGCCTGCTGGATACGAGCGGGAGGGCGACGTTGACGAGGACAAAACAGCCTCGTTCATGCGAGAGAAAGAAATTCGCCTGAAAGAGGTCATCAATCGCATCAACGAAGAGAACAAAACGCCGGTCATCGGCCGTAATGCTCTGCTGCAGGCAGAGCAAGAAGGTCGATTCAGGCGACTATCGAAGGCTGAGTACACGGCCCGTCAGGTTGCAGCAGCGGCAACAGGATCTAAGGACTCATTGATTGGATATTTGACCAAATCGACCGTGCGGCGCACCAAGGACGGGGTGAAGTACGGCGAAGAAGTGCTGCCGGTGTACGACACGGAGGTGCTGTCAGGGACGCGCCAGGTCCCAGAGCCTGGAAACGTGCTCGATGGCGTCATCAATGAGACCGACAAGCTCTTCCGTGTGGGCTCTCCGGTCAACCGCGACTACGCAGAAGCGCGTGAATTCGCGCGCACAGCCTCTGAAGGTGTGAGTTCGCGGCGGCGCAAGGGGGTTCGCGGCGATATCACGCTTGCTCCTCTGGTCGATGACGCCGGAATTCGGCGAACAATGGAGAAAAAGTACGGAGAGGTAGACCAGACAGAGTTTTTCCGCGCATTAGGCAACCTGTCGGCGGAGATTCCGCCCGAAAATCGCAATGCCCTGCGCGACATCCTCGCCGAAGCAGCGCTTTCCGGGGAAATGCCCGTCGCCAAGGGCTCCGAGGTGTACGGCGTGCAGACCCCCATGCGGGGAACTGTCGAGAGCCTGTACTCGAACATCAATCCTCGCCGCAGTGGCGACCTCAACGCGCCTGATAGCCGCGCGGTTGCGGCTGGCAAGCAGTTGCGGGCCTTCTTGCAGGAGGCGCCGCGCCCGCTGACCCCTGCTGAAGCGCTTGATGCAGCCGCGCAGTTTGGTGCGCGCTTCCAGGTGGACGCCAATACAACGCTGCGCGCCGCTGCTGAGATGACCACGGTGGAAATCCCGCTGCCTGGAGAGAGCGGCCGGACGATTACGCGGACTGTTCCAGCCAATGACCCCGGCAGGCCGCTGTTTGCCCCCGGCAGCTACGCCGCAGAGATGCTTGAGCAGGCGAAGCGGGAGATCAGTGGTGGTCGTCGCGTGGATCTGTTCCCAGAACCAGCCACCGCAGGCCTAGTGGAAGACGCGCCACGGACGTTTGACGCCGACGAAGCCTCTCAGCTAATCGAGATGCTGCAGTCCAGCGGCATGGACGAGACGGAATTCCAGGACCACCTGGATCGCGCTGAAACCCTTCGCAAGCGCAGCGGCTATCAGCAGGTTCTGGCGGAGCCGGAGCGACCCGCGGACCCCATGGAGTCATACGTGGAGTACGCCACGCGCTACACCGGCGGTGATCGTGACCAAGCCGCATTCATCGTTCAGCGCGTCCTGGCCGACGAGGCCAGCGGTGACCCGATGCGCGCGATGTACGTGCCACGCCGCGCAAGCAATTTGGACCTCCTGCCTCAGATTGACGCGTACGCGGCGCCGGCCATGGATGTCGTACAGGTTGGAACTCGCGGCGTTGATCCAGTAGCAGCTGATCGTTTGCGCATGGCATACCGGCCGTCGCCGGAGGGCACCGCTCCCGTGCCCGGAATCCCTGCTGGCGCTACGTTCAACGACATGGCAAACGCCCTTGGCAGCGAGGTGGGCAGTGAGTCGCAAGAGCGGGCGATGGCACTGTTGGCCAACAGGATCGCTCAGCGCAGCAAAGCAGCGCCGGACTCCAACCTGAATGCTGTTGCACCTGGCCAATACCCGTCAGAGCCGATTAACAAAGGTGCGGCAATGACACGGCGCCGCTTACTGGGCGTCATGGGCCGATGAGCCAAGAAAAACGCGAGAAGGCCAAGGGTTTGACCCAGGCCTTCAAGAAGATGAGCAAGCCGGCAAGCAAGGGCGGAACCGGCGGCACGTTCACGGCTGCTGCGACCAAAGCAGGGCACGCAGATACACCAGAGGGGCGTAAAGCATTCGCCGAGCAGGTGCTTGGGAACAAGGCTGAATACAGCTCTAAGATGGTTAAGAAGGCGAACTTTTACAAGAACGTCATCGCCAAGTAGGCGGCCAACCTCATACAACAATGAAGAGAGCTAGTAAGCAGGCCAAGAGCGCTGTCGCCAAGGTCGCCGCGTATCGAAAGGGCAAGGCTGCACCTAGCGCGCCAAAGTCGGGCGGTGGTGGTCGCGTGAGTGTGAGCGGCGAACAGAGCAACCAAAAGAAGCAGGAGACCGAAGCTCGCAAGAAATCGGTCGTACGAGCCGGCAAGGAAAAAGCCAAGCAAAAGAATGCCGCCAAGGCAGCAGCCAAAACAAACGAAATGGCGAGCCGTCCGCGCCCTGGTCGCGGCCCCGGGCCGGAAACTAAGCCTCGCCCTCGCAAGCCAATGTTGACCTCTGGCGCAAGCAAGCCGCAGACGGGGACTTCAACGCCTGCACCTTCGCCTGTGCCGGCACCGACCCCTGGATACGATCCCACCCGTTAATCATTGATTGCGAGGAATAGAAAGCTGCGTCATCGCTAGGATGTTGAAAACCTATAGCGGCTGGCGTGGCTTATAGGATCCCAGAGGATGCTGATACGCAGGGTCGAATTTTCGATCTAGCGATCCGCAGTAAGCAGGATCAAGAAGAGAATATCGCCGGCGGCCTGGGCTTTGAAGCTGGTAGTCCCGTGAAGCGGCCGTCAGGGCGGTTCGCTGGTGATCTGATCGCTGGGAGCCTCGGTATGAATGGCCAATTTGGCTCAATGATTCAAGAGCCGGATGGTCAGGCTGCGGTCGGACAATGGGCTCAGTACTTCGCAAACGGCCCCTACGGTCCTGACGCCGGTTACGTATAACAATGGGACTCCGTTTAGCTGCAGGCATCCCCGCGCTGACACGAGCGCTGAAGGATATTTTCCCGGCACAGACCGGCAAGGACTACGCATCGCTTGCGCTGCGCTTTGGCCCGGAGCTGTTGGGAGCGGGATTGGTTGCTTCGAGCCTGCCTGACGGGACGGAAGGGGGAGCCAGGGCGTTGGCAGCCGGCGAGGAGTTGGCAACAAGCGTCGGCCTATCACTGCTCGGGAACTTGGCAGGTCGAGGTGTCGCGCGCAATATGGCTACGCGACGGTTGAACAACCTTGACGCCAAACCCCTCCCGGAAGGAGTGAGCAAAGAGCAGTACCTCAGGGAAATGACCGACATGGGCATGAATATCGGAGACGTGGCTGCTTTGCCCCTCCAGTTTTTTGTGCCGCGTGCGTTCTACAACTCACAACTAGACGAATACGTCAGTCAACAGCAGGGTGGCAAGCGGTCCGAGGCGGAAGATCAAGACAGCGAAGAGGATATGAATCTGGCCCTTGCAGCGCTATTAACCTCGGGCGCTCTCGGCACTGGCGGCATGGCCCTGGGCTCCGGTCAGCCGAGGCAGATCATCGGAGGTCAATATGTCTCCTAGCTACCCGAGTGAGCCGACCTGGGATGACCTAGGGCGGGTCTTTCAGCAGGCCTTCAACTCGAGCTCGAAGGAGTACCAGCAGCACCTCGCACGGCTGGCTGGCAGTGATGGCTACGAGGTGGCGCCGATACGCGGGATGCTGGCCTCGTCTCCGCTGCTTGGTGTCGCACGTCAGGCGTTGCCGCAGTCGGTAGGTGATACCCAGTGGGGCAAGGCGTTAGCAGACATGCTGCCCGCAGGGAAGGCGCGAGACACCGTAAGCGGCATGCGCCTTGGCGGCTATAGCGACCAAGAAACGAAGTTTTACCAAGAGGCGAGAGCTAACGACCCTGAGCTGCGCCGTTACACCGTTGAGCTAGGCAAGCTGCCGAGCCTGGACGGCCCGGAAGAAATCGACGCGGGAACTGGCAACTACCGGGCCAAGGCGGCTCAGGTGGCCGGTGTTGCCGCGAACGATTTTGTCACGGATGGCCTGCGCAATATCTGGTGGTTTCTGAATGCCCCGCAAGCGATCACGACGGTCGCGATGCTGCACGGGATGCACCAGGCGGGCCAGAAGTTCAAGCAAGAGACCGGGCAGGGGAAGTTCATTGGCGAGGACGTACCGCTAATCACCCGTAGGGCGCCCCGCATGGCGGCATTGGCCCCCGCGTGGATTGCAATGTCGATGGGCATTGGCAACTTTGGCCGCGAAGCGGGATACAAGGCGGTGCTGCCTAGTGAGGTGGATCCCCGGCAAACGACCGATCCGATCGGTGAGCTGGGTAGCCGATATTTCTTGGGTCGCAGCGGCGCACTACTGCCCTACGAGGAGTTCGTCAAAGAACGGCCTGATGTCTCGAAGCAGGAATACGACGAGTACAAGTCGTATTTGTTTGGGAACAGTTTGCCAATCAAGGCCACCATGGATGGCATTCACGGCCCTGAAGTGACATTCATGGGCAAGAGCATCCCCTTGGCTACTGGGGTGCTCCCTGCGGTGGCGGCGGTGATCGGTGCGCGGCGTGGCATGAAGGTCGGAGCGCAGAAGGTCGCATCAGCTGGCGGGTACGAGCAAGCGCAGCGCAAGGGGCTGGAATACGAAAACCTCAAGAGAGAGTTCCTCGAGCAAGAGGAGCGCGTCAAGAGGGGGTTGACTCGGGTGACAAAGAGCAGTAAGAAGACAGAAGTCCATCGCCCGGAATACGAAGCCGCTCATAAGGCGTACCGCGATCAAGTCGATGCCAACGAGACACAAGTCGCCAAGAGCGTCCTGATGAATAGTTCTGGCGCATTGACCGGAACGGCCCTGGCTGGACACGTTTTAGAATCACTGCGCAGGGCCATGAAAGGCACCGCGCCTCAAGAAGAATCCTTGGAAGAGGTGTAATCAGTGGTTGCCCCGATTGGCGGCTTTGGCCGGTTCAAGTCAAACGTCGGAGATACGATTGGCGGACTGGCGCTGAGTAATTATCAAGACGAGATGAGCATGGCGGGCTCGGCACTTGCGGCTCGCAGCAAGATCAAAGCTGCAGAAGCAGGAGCCGACGCAACGCGCTTTGCGGGAGAGCAAATGGCGAACGCCACGATGTTCGGAGGGATCATGAGTGGTATTAGCGGCTTGGCAAGCGGCGTGATCGGCGGCCTTGGCAAAATGAATGCGGCGAATAGCGCCAAAGCCCCGAGCTATTCCGGATCAGCCTCCGGCGTGGGATCTTTCGCGGACGGGTCTGCGTGGGGGCAGGTGAACTCCGGCATTGACTGGAGCAATAAGAACCTCTGGAATGGGTCAGCGCAAGTGCCCAGTAGCTGGACATCTGGAGTAACGGACTTTTCGGGGAACTGGGCAAAGGCGCCCAGCAGTGGCTGGGGCCTTACCGGCTGGTGAGCTAACAACAAGGAACCTCGTCATGGCATTCAAGGCAGGCAGCTTTAAGTCGGATTTCCTAGACAGCGACGACGACTCAAGTAGTCCATTCGCGTCGTCGTTCCTGGATGGTGGAAATTTCCTGGATAGCTCTCGTGCGTACCGCGCGCGAAAGGATTACGAAGCGACTCCCGAGCTGCCCGGCGAGGGGGTATTCGATAGCACTGGAACGGAGCAGATACTTGGCGGAGCGATGCAGGGGCATGCAGCAGAGCAAGGTCTTGCACGAGGGGCGCTGGACTCCTGGGCAAGCGTGAAGGCAGCAGAAGAAATGGCCGCTGCGCAGCGAGCAGCCGCTTCCGCGCAGGCCGGCGCATCAAGAACGGGGTCAATTATTGGAGCAGTAGGTAGCATCGGTGGAGCGGTGGCCGGCGCTCTGATTTGAATTCGCTGTACGAAGAAACGCGAAATCGCATAGCCGCCGCAGCTGAAAGATTCCCGAAGACGCTGCTGTGCTGGTCTGGCGGGAAGGACAGCATGGTGCTGTTGCATCTGCTGCGACAGGTTGGGTTAAGTCCCGAAGTGGTGTTCTTCCGTGAGCCATGGCAGCCGCGGAAGTATGAGTTTCAAGAGCGGATCATTCGCGAGTGGGAACTGCTGGTCCACACCTGGCACCCAGAGTGCTCAGCGATGCAACAGACCGATGACGAGTACGAAGTACAAAATGTCTACGCCTTCAACAGGACGCGCCTGACCTGCCCGACGGGGATTGTTGAGCCAGTTGAAGATCTCCCATGGGTGTGCACCCTGGATATCCTGAGGCGCCCGAAGCAGCGCGGATTGGTGATGCCGCACTTTGATGCGATATGGATAGGCCACAAGGGTTGCGACACGGACCAGGTGCTTGGCGGTGACGCGGGAACGAGGGTTGAAGCCCGAGTGCTTCCGCAAGAAGCTTCACTGCTATTCCCTCTGAGAGACTGGAGCCATGAAGATGTCTGGTCCTATACAGAGCAGTATCAGGTCCCCTATGACGCTGAGCGCTACGAGAAAGTGAACGGCAAGTGGCGCGAAAGACCGGATCGTCGCGTCAATGCTGACTACGTGCATGCGTGTACGCGGTGCCTAGATAGCAGGCCTGATGCGCCGAAGTTCGTTGAGTGCCCGAAGCTGGGCATGACAATCGAGAACGTCGCGGACAAAGTGCCTTGGGTTGAGCCCGAGAAGCTCAGCTATATGCAGGATTGAAGCCTTTTAGAATCGAAGGATCGTGGATACGCGCTGAAGTGACTCCTACCCAGAGATATATGCAGGGTGAGCAGCGACGTCGTCAGACGCAGCGGGATCAAGCAATCCCAGTTTCCCCGGTTGAGGTCGTGATCGATGCCGCTTCAAGTGCGCCCGCCCTGGGCAAAGGTGGGCGAGCCGCGGGGAGCAGCCAATTCATAGAGGGATTGAATAACGTCGTCAAGAACAACAAGTTCAAACTTGCCGGCGCGGGCGGGTTGCTTGCTCTGCTGGCGGGTGCTGCAGAACTGGCTGACCAGGACGATCCACTGAGCAAGAACATCGCGGAAGCTCTCGGAGTAACAGGCGGAAATCTGGGCGGCGGCTTAGCAGGTGCCGCCGCGGGGACATTTATGGGCGGCCCGATTGGGGGCGTAGTTGGCGGGATTCTTGGTGCGACAGGCGGTGGCGCTGCAGGCAAAGGGATAATGAGCGGCCTCTACGGACTGGTCACCAACGAGGATCCGCAAGATGCCGAGCTGCGGCGACAAGCGCGGCAGGCCCGGATGCAAACAGAGCTTGAAAACGAGAAGCTCAAGAGTCAACTGCCGATCATGGCCGAGATCGCCAAGCTTAAGCAGGCGGATGATTTCGAGCGGCTGAAGATGCAGGCAGCGGTGAACCGCGACTACAACTTCGCGAACACCATGAACACTGCCGCCTTGAATGCGCAGCAGAACGCTCAGGTCCAGCAGGCCCTCCTAACACAAGCATTGTTCAGCTGATGTTTGCGCTTTTCTCGCCGAATACAGCCGGTAATTACGCGGCCGGTTTTAGGCAGGTAGACCCTGTGCCAGGGTTCGAGAATGTCAAGGAGGATCGCTTCAGCGAACTACTAGCAAAGATTCCGTTAGAGAAGTACAAGCAAGAGATGCAATTCGCCAGAGAGGCGCTGGGCGAATATGCGGCAAACAAACGAGATGAGGCTCAGTACGACTACTACCGCGAGCGCGATGCCCTAGCGGATAAGCGTAATCGGATCGCCAACCTGGCGAACCTGGCAGGCGGTGCAGGCGTACAAGCCGCGTCCCTCGTGGTACCCAAGAAGCGCAATTCTTACGACACCTTGTTGGGAGTCGCCCAAGCGGAAGATGCGCTTAGTCAGAGCCGCGGCACTCGCATGGCCGGATCTACAGGAGGCCTGGTTGCTGCGTTGAAAGGAATTGGCCCGCTGCCATCCATGGATGCAGCGGGGAGTGACGTGAATGCAAGTGCCTTATTCCAGGCAACACCGACGTATGCAGCTCCACAACCCGCCTCGCTAACAGACGTAGCGAATACAGCCAGTAACATGGAGTTATTCGAGAAGTTCCTCCAGCAGGCAGGTGCCAAATAATGGCTAACGCAGTAGATGAGCTCCTGAAAAAGCAGTTGAGCGAAAAGCTCAAAGCCATGGGTGCAGGGGTCAAGGCAGACGGCACGATCGGATACGCAGACCCTCAGAAAGACAAGCTTTGGCAGCAATTCCAAGCCGAGCGGGCCAAGCGTGGTCAAAGCAGCTCAAGCGTTCCAAGCACGACGAGTGAATCCATCGACAGTTTTGAGCAGCAGACTGCAGCACAGACTGCAGCAAGAGCTAGGGATAACGCTGTAACCCTGGATTTTGCAAAGGCACAAATCCCAGTGCTTCAGCAGAAAACGGATATCGATACCACTGCCTATGGCAAGAAGCTGGCCGCCAATGTTGGCGCTCAGAGCTCGCTACTGGGCGCCAGCTACGGTCACGAACAGGCGCTAGACGCGAGCACCACAGATCGCCTGCGGATGATTCTGGATTCCGATAAGCAGTACTACGACCAGGTGAACGCTCTAGCTGAAAAGCAAATGGGGCAGCAGAACACGGCCAATATCTTGAATCTGATCACTAACCTGGCTCTTGGCGGGGCCGCTCTGTTTGCGTAATCCCTAATAGGATCTAGAACGATGGCAAGTCCAGCAGCAAAAGCGGCCAAGTCAAAGGCGCAAGTCCGTACAACGGCCAAGCCGTCGACGCGGGCGACTACGCCAGCCACGAAGCAGAAAGCTTCGACCGTGTTGAATACGGCCAAGAACAAAGCCGCTGACGTAAACAAGAAGAAAGGCAAAGGTAAGAATTCAGGAAAGAACGAGCAGCCCAGCACAGCCGCAACGACCACTGCTACCCAGCCGACTCAGGCTCAGACAGCTACCCGCCCGACATATAACTTCCAGACGGTCCCTGGGAACCTGTACAACGAGGGTATCGGCAATCTGGTCGATCTGGGGAACAAATACGCCGATAACGAAACCATCGGGGGGATGGTTGCCGGCCATTTGGCGGACACGTTCGCAACAGGGGCCAATATGGGCCTCGCAGTGCAGTACAACGACGCGTTCCTGGGGAGTCTGGGGAAGTACCAGGGAGGGCTTGAGAATCTACGCACGGGCAACACCTCGAAGCTGATGGCTCAGGAAGCCGGCCTCGCTCGGGATCTGATTGGCGTACAGGGCAATGAAGCCCGCAAGCTCAAGGTCACAGAAGGCGAGCAGGATCGTCTCTCAAGGGTGACCCAGGGCGAGCAGGATCGCCTGGGCTACCGAGTTCAAGGCGAAGAGGACCGTAAGAAGCTGCAGGAAGAAGGAACCCAGACCCTGCGCCTGCGCAGTGACGCGCGGGGCGCTATCCGTTCCACGGGCTCGCGCTTCTTTGGCTGATCGCGGTACTGGTTCGTCAATGCATCAAGCCCCCAAGGAAGTCGAGCAGTTCCTTGTCGCCCTGGACGGCGGAAGGCGCGAGAGCTTCCTGGCCTACGCGGAGAAGACGTACTCGATTTATGAGATCTGGCTCTACGCCTCGGTGCTGGGCTACAGCGGTCCATTTACGGACCTCGAGGCTTGGGTTAACAAGGCGTATCCCAAGCTGAACCGTCGCGAAATCATGCTTGCGGAAATCGTCAAACTGGAGTCGGACATTGACTTTCTGCGCCAACAGGTGCAAGCCGATCTGATAAAAGCTGACGCAGCTGCGACGAGGATCGCGCATTTATCCAAGGAGCTGCGCGGACACGTCATGGAGATCGAGCGCCTAACCAAAAGTCAAGATCGCCGAGGCTTAGTGATGGCGGGGGCAGACAAGGTGATGCGGGAACTGCGTGCCATCTTCAAGGGGAATGATGATGTGACCAACGCGTTAGAGCTGGCCTACGAATCGGTGTGGGCAATGCTCACCGACGAGCGCTGAAATAGGGTGAAACAACCTAGACTCGGGGCATGAGCAATGCCTCGATTGCGCTCGCGCGGCGGCGTAGTGCGCAACTAGCTGCACAGTCAATCAAGAAGCAGCCTGAGGTCGTTGAGATCCCGCCTCATGTGCTGAAGGCGCGGGACAACTTCAGCTACTTCTGTGAGCTGATGGGCAAGAAGCCTGCTCGGCACATGAAGGAATGGCACCGCGCATTCCTGACGGGCCAAAGCAGCGACCACCTCTTGGATATCGCTGGCCCGAACACGGTGCTCTTGAGTCCGCGTGGCAGTGCGAAGTCGACGGTGGTTGGCATGCTGCTTGGGTGGCTGATCGGCCGTCACGCAGAAGCCAAGAAGCTGCTGCGCATCCTGTACGTCTCGTACAACGTGGACGTGGCGCGCAACAAGAGCGCAGCTATCAAGAATTTGATTCTGTCGCGGGAGTACCAGGAAATCTTTCCGTCCGTGAGGCTTTCCAAGACAAGGACCTCTGACGAACTGTGGAGCCTGGACTGGGAGTTCGCAGGGATCGACGTGCGCGGTGAAGACGCGTTCACGATCGCCTGCGCTGGCCTCAAGGGCACCATCACCTCAAAGCGCGCCAACCTCGTGGTGGTCGATGACGCCATTAAGAGTGCGGCGTCGATTGCCAACCCGGACATCCGCCGGGAAATGGAAAGCAACTGGACCAACGTGATCGTGCCGACCATCTTCCAGGGCGGTCGGACGATCGCACTGGGAACCCGCTTCCACTTCGACGATCTATTTTCGACAATCTTCACGGAGCAGAAGGGCTGGAAGGTCATCACCCAGTCAGCCATCCAGTACGACGACGATGGCAGGCCTAAGTCGTATTGGCCGGAGATGTGGTCGACCAAATACCTGCTGCGACTTCAGGGCGACGACAAGGTGGCGTTCTCGTATCAGTACCTCAATCAGCCAGTCCGATCGACGGAGCTAGGCATCTCCCCCGAGCTGTTCATTAAGGGAGAGGTCCCTGATACCTACGACACAGTCGGCGTTGGCATTGACCTGTCAGCAGGAATGAGCGAGCGCAACGACTGGACTGTGTTCACGCTGGCAGGGCGGGTAGACGACAAGATCTACGTGATTGACTACCGGCGCATGCGCTCGATGGGGAACATCGAGAAAGTCGAGGCGCTTTGCGAGCTGCTGGCGGAATGGAACTTGTTGGCGGTAAACGAGGAGGGGCATTACTTCTCGAGTGGCTCGCCGGTGACGATCTGGCCCGAGGTCGTGGCGTATCAAAAGAGCTTCGAGGGCGACCTCAAGCGAATCCTGTTTAACGAGTGGCAGCTCTACAACATCAGCATCAGTCCCGTGAAGGGCTTCCGCGGCGACAAGCTGGCTCGCCTGCGCGGAATTATCGGCCTGTTCGAGGCCAAGAAAATCATTTTCAACAAGTACCGCGACTTCGGCGGCATGGTCGATGAGGTGGTGAACTTCGGGCACGCACCGCATGATGACTGCGCCGATTCGCTCAATATCGTTGTCCAGGGCTTGATGCGCCGTGGTGGCGCTCAAGTTGAGTGGAACTAAGATAGACCAATGAGACAGGCTACGAACGAGCGCTTCCGTCGGATCCTGGAAGCCGCGCGCAAGCGTGACGGTACGAGTGGTACCGACACGATGATCGTGAACAGTCATCTCTCGCAGATGAAGATGTTCATGCTGCGTCAAGGTGTCGAGTTCTACCCGTCTCAGGACACGTTTGGTTTTCGCAAGAAGTTCCTCGATCAGCTGATCGTCGAGAACGAAATCGACTGTCGACTCGAGGGGATCGTCGATGATTTTCTGATCGACGGCAAGGGATTGTTTTATTTCAGGCCGATCAGGGATACCTATCGGCTGATGTGGTTCAGCAAGGAGAACTACAGGGCGTATTACGACGCGAGCGGTCAACTCGAGGAAGTCGAGCTGATCTACTCGTTCACCGTGCGGGACGGACTTGGTGTGCTGTCAATGCCAGGTGCCGATGGTGGTTCAACCCGCTACGTCAAGCTGCGGATTAAGCGAGACGAAATCAAAGAAACGATCAGTACGGAAAAGCCGTCGTTTGATTCCGCATTCAGCGCAGGCATGCTGTCGGCCGGGCAAACCCGGACGCTGATCAACAGCTTGGGCTTTATTCCGGCGGTTGAGGCATTCAACACGATGCGCTCAACGGGCATGGATGCCACGGGTGAGTTTGACTGGTTGGCTGATCAGATCGTGACGCACGATGATCTGGTCAAGAACATCCGCACGAATATCCACTTCTTCGGAAACCCGACGCTCGTTTCCAGCCGTCCCAAGCAGGACCTGGTCGAATCGGGCGACGAAGAAATGACCCGCCCGACAATTAGCTCCCAGGGCGGCTTCTATGCCGGCAACCGTCCATCCACTCGAGTCAGCCAGCCGTACGGCGGTGGCGGTGGCGGCGGGCTGAAAGTGCCGCGCATCATCGCCAATGTCGAGCCGACTGATCGCCTGCTCTACGTCACGCCCGATGCCGTCTCTGGTGACCAGAATCTGTATGCACGCCAGTACCGCGAGGAGATTCGCACAGCTCTTGGCGGTGTTGACGAGCTCGGTGTTTCGACCGGGGCAACCGCCTATGAGATCAAATCTCTCTACGGGCGAGCTGCTACGACAGCCAAGCGCCGCTGCCGTGGCCTTCTGACTTACGGCTTGTGCAAGCTGCTGGCCCTGATTATCTATCACGAAGAGCAGATCTTCCGTGATTCGTTCTCAGCGGCTATGGGCATAGAAAAGCCCCAGGCTCCAATTCGGGAGGAATTCCAGAATCGTGAAGACTTCGGTGTGGCTATGCAGGCCTACGAAGCAACCCTTGCGGAATACAAACAGAAGCTGGAAGCGAGTATCGCTGAGGCGGTCCAAGCTCGGCAACTGCCACCAGGTGTAGTTGGTTTGATCCCCGACGGAGATCGACGCATCGAGTGGCGTTGGCAGGGGCCAGTCTTCGAGGATTCCGCAGAAGATATACTGAATGCAAGCATTGTTGTGCGCAACCTGCAGGAACTCGGTGTCAACAGCATCGAGGCCCTCAGGTATCTCTTCCCCGACAAAACGGATGAAGAGCGCAGCGCAATGCTCAGTGGCTATCCATTCCGGATGGCGCAAGCCACGCAACAAAGCATTGGCACATTCCTGTCGCTCATTCAAACGATGCGACAGACACCCCACCCGCAAGCTCCTGACCTACCGCTGCTTGCGGACCCTCAGCTCGATTTGACGCCCTACGTCTACCGAGCCCTGGACTTCTTGAAACGTGAGCTGACCTATGCAGGACAGTACAGTGATGACACAGGCTCCGGTGACCCCGCAGCCCTCGATGACGTCGAGCGTACCCGCGTCGACCGTGGCTTACCAGCCAGCGCCGGCCCAGAGCGCCCCAGCTTCGTACCCGACAGCTACGGCGCCACAAGCGGAACCGGCTTACCAGCAGGCTCCGGCGGCGCAGGCCAATCCCTGGCAGGAGGCGTTCAACCGGCTGAGCGAAAGCCTGAGCGCGACGCGGAACTCCCAATCGCAGGTGCCTTACTCGGCGCCGATCCAACAGGCGGCTCCCTCCCCGGAAGCCTATTGGCAGCAAGCAGCCAGCTACCAGGCAGCACCTTCCGTTTCGGGGACGCCGATTTCGCCGCTCCCTCAAACGCAGGCTTATTCCCAGGCGACGTATCAACAGGCGCCGACTTGGAACAACGCCGCAACGGCGAGCGCGAGCGACGGGTATCTCGAAAGCGTCAGCAACGAAAGTCTTGAGGTTCTCGAGCACTTTGGTCTTGAGGCCCCTGCGCTTCTGAACCGCTACGCCTGCGTCGTAGAGGATGCTCTGCTCGCCCAGGCAACTCAAACTGCCCAGGTGATGCAGCAGGTTGAGCAGCTGGCTGAATCGCTGGAAGCCGCAAAGCTGGTGATCAACTCCGCCGCAGAAGACAATGCGGCGTACCACACCATGCTGACCGATCCTGATCTGTTGGCCGAGTACGTCAACGAGTTCTTCGGCCCCGAAGGTCCCTATCCGACCGAGACGGCAGAGGATCGTTTGGCCGCCGAGGTGTACGCAAACGAGGCTCGCTACAGCAGCGCTCCTGTGTTCCAGCGCCCTCAGATGGACATCCCCGCCCCTGGCGTTCAGGCCAGCGAGGGTGATGATTTCTGGGGCATGTTCTCCGCCATTAGCGAGCGCAATCCCGCCGCTGCGTGGCAGATGCTGAGCCAGGCCTCCCCTGAGGCGCTGCGCAGCAAGCTGCTGATCTCGGAAGCCTGATTCATTCGCGCCCCGCTACGGCGGGGCTTTTCATCATGATGCTGCCTCGTCATGCCAACATCGACGCGATGGCGTTGAATGCGGCACCTAACTCATCTGCAACTTTGCAGGTCCCTGTGGCACTGCAGGTGCAGCGCTCCAAGGATGCACTTCGAGCTGAAGAGGAGCCCCGTCAATTGATGGCTGGGATCCAGGACAGTGCTCGTGCAACCGAGATGGATCAAAGTACTGCTGAAGCGAAGGCAAACGCCTTGGCGATGTACACCGCAGCTGAGGTATCAAAGATGGCTGGCCTCGGTCAGAACAAGATGGCCCTAGCGCAGACCATGCAAAAGACGGGCATGGGCCCTGAGGATCTGATGGCTCTGATCTACCGCTGAATTGCTGACTACGATGTAGTCATCTGCATAAACCTTGATGCGCCTTGCCGGTAGCGATGAGATTTTCTCTGCGCTGGCAGGGCGTTTTGCTGGTAATCGGGCGGCCCCGGCAGATGATGCACTGGATGCATTCTTCCAGGCGTATGCACTATTGAAGTCAAAGGGCTACAGCGACAACGCGGCCGAGCAGGTGGCAACAGATATTGCGCAGGGGCGCGAGCCGGCTCCGCATGTGACCAAGAGATTCGCGGACATCTATGGCGATCCATCCTGAAACGATGGCAATAGCCGTTCGAGAGATCGAGCGGTTCGAGGGAATTGAGCTTGAGGCCTACCTCGATCCAGTGGGGATCCCGACAATCTGCGCTGGATTGACTCGGTATCCAAACGGAACACCGGTCAGGATGGGCGATGTCTGCAAGGGCGATGTCTGCAGGTCCTACTTGCAGGTGATGCTGGAGAAAGAATTCCTGCCGAAGCTGGAAGTGATCCCGCGCTGGAATGAGCTCGGGCCGAACCGGCAAGCGGCGCTACTGAGTTTTGCTTGGAACTTGGGCGCTTCGTTCTACGGCGCTCCGGGCTTCGAGACGATTAGCCGTGTATTGCGCGATGGAGCGGCGAGGCCTGAGATCTATCAGCAGATGAGCAATGCGCTCGAGCTGTATGTCAAGGCAGGCGGCAGAGCGCTGCCAGGGCTGGTCAACCGTCGCAAGGCGGAAGCAAAATTGTGGAATGCTGAATCAGATGGGATCATGAAATTCATTGCAACGCAGCAGACATACCTAAAGAAAGCCACAATCGAGAGCCGTTATCTGTCCGATCTCGGCAAGAGAAGCTTCGCTGAGGGCGAATCCCTTGCGATCAGTCGAGTCGAAGAGATCCCGGCTGATTCCCATGCCTGGGTCACCTTGAATGGAGGTACGGAAAAATGGGTGCTCTTCCTGCCTCACTGGCGAGAGGAAACAGCCAAGCCTGGCTTAGCGCCAACAACCGCCATCAACTGGGGAGATTTCGGTGCGCGCGTTGGCGAATATATCACCGTTGGCGAAGTGCTTCAGTACGACGCGAGGCGTAAGCCAAAGGCGGGGAGCCAGGAAGAAAAAGAGATCATCAAGATCTGCAAGGAGTTCGACGCCATTCGCAAGAGCTGGGACGGACCATTGGGTGTGACTAGCGGTTACAGGCCTGAGCCAATCAATCGACAAGTTGGTGGCGTCCCTGGTTCGTACCACACAAAGGGCATGGCGCTCGATATTTATCCGATCGGTGAATCACTCGAGAACTTCCACCGCTGGCTGATTCAACGCTGGAGTGGCGGGTATGGCGATGGGCGCCCCAAGGGCTTTATCCATATCGACACCAGGAATGGCGGGTGTTTCCATGCCCGGGCGGGCGTGAAGCCGGCGACTGTCTGGAATTACTAAGGAGGGCGAGACTCTCAGCCCTTCCCTTGACCGCGACGCAGCTTGCGGCCGTGACTGGCGCGACTGCGTCGACCGTTTCCCTGGCGCGTGATCTTCTCGACTGGCTCCTTGTGGATGGCGCCGGTTGGGCTTTTCTTGACCTTAGCCATCAGATCACACGCACGGCCATGGCGCCGATATTGAATTGAACGGTGTCACCAAGCTGGACACCGACAGAGGTTGTCAGTGCACCAGAGGCGAGGAAGTTGCCGCCAGTTGCGGCATCCCAAATACCGAAATGCGTAACGGTCTGAGTTGTTGTATTCACGGCACTGGTTGTGATCTGCACCACGCCAGTGTTAGTGATCTCGAAGCCGCCGCCCGATGCAGATGCGACGGCGGTAAATGCTGCGCTCGAGACAGTAGTCCGGGTTGCACTGCCTTTGATGGTGCCGGTTACATCATTCGATGTGCCAGCCGAGCCGGGATCGCCGGTGTGCAAGGACACGTAGACATTCGATAGCGCAGTAGGAAACGGAGATCCCTTGACCCAGTTCAATACCTGGGTTGCAAAATACTGCGAGAACGCCATGGACTTACTTCTCTACTGAACCATTCTGGCAAGTTCTTGAAGCCGGCTAGTTCTAATAGCCGCCGCCATAGCCACCGCCATAGGGGGGTATGGAGCTCAGGGTGGCGATGCTGTTCCCATTGCCAATTGCAGTACCCGAGATGCGATGAGTCTGCTTGAGCCTGCCGTAAGGAACCATTGTTCCAACTGCGGCGCCACGCATAATTGCCAATGACAGCAAGGGAGTCGCAGTCACTGTTGCCACGCCAGACAGCCGATCAATAGCGCTATCTGGAGGAATGGTACCCGTGAATGGGGCGGTCAGCGTCGCAACGCTGAAGAGTTTGGCCTGGGCGAACCGTCCATAGGGGGCGAAGGTTCCACCTGCCGCACCGATCAATGGCTTAAAGCGAATGACCTGCATGGTCACAGTGAAAGGTATGGCTTGCCACTGATTGCAGGAGATGGTGAAGTAATAGATCCCAGGCGGGAGGGATTCCGCTGACTCGAGGGCTGGAGTCGCCGCATTGTCGTTTAGATATGCGAAGCCTTGAGGGGTAAGCGATAGTGGCTTGCGGGTTGAATCCAGGACGCCGACTGAAATGTAGTTCTTCGTGAATGCGGAGTCGGTGTTGTTTTGGATAAAGAGCTGGGCGGGACCATCGGTCTCGACCTTATAGAAAGCGGTGTTCGAGCCCGCCTGACCGCCCAGCTCACCCTCCGCTATCGAGAAGAGGTTACTGACGATGCCGAAATCCTTCGCTTTACTAGCAGAGTTGTACTTGACGTACTGAGGCCGGACAAAAGATCCGCCGGTGTCGTCACTGCCGCCGTAGGGATTCAGCGCGCGTGGTCGCGGTTGGCCGCTTGCAGGCGCTGGAGGGGTAAATTGGAAGCCGCTTTGGTTGAGGGTCCAGGTAAAGGTGCCACTCGAAATAAGCCCAATTAAGGCACGCTTTAATGGCGTATCAGGCCAGTTGGCCTCGTAGGAGGCGGAGACACCAACGACACGAGCGTAAAGATATAGCTGACTGACGTACCAGGTTGCAGCGAAAGCGCCCGGGCTGGAGTTAATGATGTAGCCGCGATAGAAAGCGTTTGAGCGGCCAGTGACGCTGAACGCGCCCCTAAGCAGGATGAAGCGGAGTGACGCCTTTAGAAAGGCTTCGGGGGCTACGACGTTATACGGGACACTAAGAGGATCGAGATAGTATCCGCGTGGGTAGGTGACGACGCCACCACTTAATCCGAAAACGCCGCCATCGGCGTAGATTCGGCGAGTAAAGTTAAGAACCGCCGCAGGGCCTTCGGCCTGGTAGCGTTGCCGAGTAGCGTGCAGCAGGTTTTGATTGTACCGAAGGGTTGCGTCACTGCCCGTGCACGCGAATACACCTGCCGCCCCGTCGAAGAAGACCCCAGGGGAGAACTCGGTGACTCCACCAAGTAATGCATACGTGCTGCTATCGACCGGGAAGGGTGGTAGCGGCCTGAATACGACCGCATTGGCACCTGCCGCGACATAGTTACGCGTGTCGGCGATTAGCCGTCTATTGTTATCCCTAAGGATCGCAGTAAAGGCTATATAAGAGTTTGACGCGTTAACACTTAAGGACAGGCTGGGTAGAGAGCTTGTGGACTGGACTTGATCACGAAGGGCGGTCGAGCCAGTGCTACTGCTTGTACCGTTCCGGAAGGTGTAGCCGGTAACTGATTGGCTAAGGTTGGTTGCGCTCTTGTGCGCGGATACCCGGAGCACTGCGTCAATATTGTTCCCAGCGGCCCCCTCGGATGGGGTCAGGGAGGGATGGAAGAGGCTAGTCCCGCTGCCGGTCGCGACGGACCCCTGAGAAATTCGCGACGCGCCCCTGTAAACAACTGCGAGGAGCCTGGTAGCGTTTGTCCAGGTGCCACTGGTATGCGAGCTACTGCTGGCAACCGCGTAAAGCAGTCGCCCCGCGCTGGTTCCGCTCGTATTATTGGTTACATTGGACCAAGCGGGGACCGTTCCCGAGGCGATCGGGATGGTTGGATATGTGCTACTAAGTGAGTTGTAGGCAAGTAGTACGATGACGTCCCCTGCCTGATGCGCTGGGAGAGCAAGGGTTGTGGCGGAACTAACCGCAGTTGAGATGAAAGAAATAGACATCGCCCCGCCCCCTGCGTCAGGATTTACGCGAGGGTCAGGGCGCCGTTCACTTGATCGAAGTCAATAGTGAGACTTTCGCCGTTGCTGAGAGTTAGCGACGAGCCGTAGTCGTAATAACCAATCAACGGGTCCGCCGGGGAAGTCGGAGTGTCATTGAAGACGTAGACATAGCGGAAAGGGCCGACGGTCCCTGTCGCATTAAGGGTCAAGTCTGCGAGAACGAGCCTGTAAGTTCCGGACGACTGCGCGGAGCTTGTTGTGGTGATATTGCGGCTGCTTAGGTTGGTGTATGAGACCTGCGTCACATTGGCCAGGATGCAGTTAGCGGTCGTCCCGGTCGGCGGAGTCGCTTCGGCGGTAGGGTTGACGTTGCTTAGAGCGATGACGAGCTGGTTGGTCGCCAGGTTGTGGACGCCAAGGCTGAGATGCTCGACAAAGCCATTCAGTTTATTGAAGACTGCCATCTGGCGAGGCTATCGCGATGAATGCAGTCTAAGAGATTGATTCAGGCCCTCCGAGGTGGGCTAGACGTCATAGATCCGGCACTCCTCGGCGCCTGGATTTTCGTAGCAGTAATCGAGAAACTTCCGCCTGAGGCCGGAGGCAATGCAGTAGTCGGTCTCCCCGCGCTGGCTCGGATTGGGCGAGGGAGGGGGCTGCTGCTGTTCCGTCTGATCTGGAATCGCCACGAGGAAACTACAAAAACTCGAACTCCTGGAGGCCCCTGACGTAGTTCTGCTTCGGGGCAGAATTCAGCCTAGGTCCTTTTACGTTGAAGCTTGCTACGCATCGATGCGTGTACGAGCGGGCGGATCGCCGGGATGAATTTGCGCATCGAATCAGGGGAGATGCAAAGGCGGCATCGGCTGTCAACGCGCTTGTTCGCGGCCTCGAAACCCAAAGAGGTCAACCACTCACCGATGAGCTTCTTCTCGTGAGGGCTGTAGCCCCCTGTGATCTCCCCTGCTCGGCCATACCAGGAGCCGTGATCAAGCCAGAGCGCGCAAGCGCCCTGGAGCCCCGTGAGCTCGAGCACGGTCGGTGACAGCGTGAATTTGTCGCGGGGGTAGAGGAGCTCGTAGGCGCGCCAGAGTTCATCGCTTTGAATCCTGGCTCGATCGAGGTCGTAGAAACCCTCGGTTGGCACTCGGTCCCAGAAGATCTCGAGCTCCCCGGGATGGAGTTTGCGTAGCTGGTAGACCTGGGAACCGAGATACGCGCGCTCAGTCTCGGGTCGCTTGAGTTCCAGCCAGGGCCTCTTGCGGCTCCCCTTGAGAGCAATTTTCCCCTTGCCGATGCTGTAGCTCAGTACGCGCGCTACGAATTGAGTGGACATCCCACTGCTCTCCGGTGAAAAGGTGTTGACGACTGGGCGGTGCGTAGGGAGCCAAGGACTCCCGGATCTTGCGGGTCTGTTCGGCATCAAAACGAAGCCTTGGCTTGATCAGTTCTCCCTCGATCTCGGAGCGTGCGCCGGTGAGGACTTCAATCCACGACGACACCATGTGTCCTTCATCGACGGAGTTACCGACGCGGGCTAGGCACGAAGATCCATCACGGTTCAGCCGAGCTCCTTCGGCCCAGCACCACGCGGCAGCCTTGGCGCCCAGGAGATCCAGAGCGTTCTGAGTGATTTGCCGTTCGCCGCCCGGGTAGAGAAGGTTGTAAACAGGGCGCAGCTTGTTGGTCGAGACCCGAAAGCGCAGCACCTCGGTCGTCTTGCCGTTGGCGCGGGGGCGCGTCTTGTAGGGAATAATTTCGGCCGAAGTCGAGATGAATTGCCGAAATTCGGCGACCTTGTCCTCGAGAAATGCGGACTCAGAAACCCCAGCAGTCAGCGTCAGCTGGATGTAACCCCCTGCTGGACTGCGATATGGGACAAGGCTGCCGTCAGGGAGGAGTAGGCCCAGGAGGCCTCGGACATCCGCCGCGTCCAAATTTTTTCACCCTACAAATCGACTTTATAGTAAGAGCAAGCGCGCGTTCTGCGTGCTGTTTCTTCTACCAGCTGAGGAGCCTGTCGACCCATGTGGATCGATAATGACTTTCCCAAGCTGCTAGGCGCAGAGCTTTATCGGCCCCACCCTGGCTACATCATCGAGATGGCGGTTGAGCCCGTCGTCGTGCATGACTTCGCCAAGCAGCCGGGCCAGACTGTTCAGCTCGATCGTTACCGCTTCTGGGGCAATCCTGGCAACAAGGATTCCCGCGAGCGCACTGCCGATCAAACGCTGGGCACTGCATCTAGCCGCAATATCGTCAAGGACAAGGTCCTGGTGACGCTCAAGGAGTACACCGGTCCCGCTGATCCCCTTGATCCCACCGCTCCGTCCACCTTCAAGGTGGCTCGTGAGACCCTGCTGACCGCCCAGCGCCTGCTGCTGGATACCGGCAACCTGAACGTCTTCCATCAGTCGATTGGAAGCCTGACATTGCTGGATGACTCGGCCCAAAGGCTTGTGGTCGCCTAGTCGGAAACGTCTAGGGCAACACGGGGTGAATTGCTGGAAGCCCTTCCCGACCAAGCCAGCGGTCGGAAAAAGCTCAGGAGCTACAACGCAGCCCGGAAGGGCAATCGTGAAAGCTTAAAAATCCTGTCGCTGCATGGGTAATCAGCAGCCAATCCGGCCAACAAGCCGGCAGGTTCAACGACTAGGTCCCGAGAGGAAACTCGGTAAAGGACCCACGAGTGCCCCGCACCTGCACCTTGTCAACTGAAGAAGACCCTGTACTTGCGTTCCAGGCGTAAGCGCTCAGCTCAAGCGCTTCGCGCGACAACGCGTTCAAGGGGGTCTTCAGATGTTCAAGGATGGTGAAGATATAGTCTGACCTTGCTCGATGACAAAGAGCAAGTGCGAGGATAAAGAGCCTCGCAGCCCTCCGGGGCAGTAGTGATAGGCGCTGGCGAGACCGCGTGTTTGCTGACGAGCTGTTCAAAGCCGAAGCCAATGGCAAGGCCGACAGCACCCAGGGTGGTTACTACTACCCCCTGAACAAGACCAAAGGTTCTGCTGCTCCTTATCTGAGCTACAGCGCCGGTCAGTCTGCGAAGTTCGACGTCAAGACCGACCTCCTGGCTGTGGTCAAGGACATGCGCAAGCGCAATGTCCCGACCTTCGCCGATGGCTACTACCGTTGCATCGCGGATCCCACCGCAATGATGCACCTGCGCCAGAACGACGCGTTCCGTGAGATCGCTCGTTACGCGGGTAACGGTATGGTCAACCCCCTGCAGCCCGAGCAGGCTCCCAACGCCAACTTCTTCTATGGCATGGGTCCCGCTTACGGCCAGGCAGGCTTCGTGGCTGGTCAGCCCGTGATGCCTACCGGCTTCCTCTTTGAGGGTGTCCGCTGGTTCGAGTCGACCAACCTCCCCGAGAAGTCTCTGCAGGTGACCATCGCTGATGCGTCGATCACCTCTGCTGTGACTACTGCCGCCCCCATGCTGTTCTTCGGCCCTCAAGCCGTGGGCGTGGGTATCGGTGGTAATAACGCTCAGATCCTGTTGAATAACAACGACGATTTCAGTCGTTTTATTATCATGATCTGGTCGCTCTTCGCCGGTTTTGAGATCCTGAACAAGGACTTCATCACCGTCGCCTACAGCTTCGTGTACTGATAGGAGGTAACGAACAATGGCGAAGAAGATCTACCCCGGTAACTGGGTTACCGAACTGAGCAGCTACCAGGGTCAGCCTGTTGTGGCTCTCCCCGGCCGCACCTACTACCAGGTGATCGGCTACGCACTGGTGGGTGCAACTGGTGGTACCAGCTTCGATATCACCATCCCTAGCCCCGACCTGCGTCAGGACGACAAGCCCCGTCCCGACATCACCGGTCTGACCGTGCCCGCTGGCGCCAACATCTACCGCGTTGGCATCCGCGTGCCCGATGTGCGCAAGGACCGTGGCGTGGGCACCGCCTTCTCTGGCCTGGTTGGTACCAACACCAACCGCCTGAAGGTGGCCGATGCCCTGGCGAACGACGACACCATCACCGCTACCGCAGTCTCCACGACCTCTTCGGCCGTGGCCGTCTCCGGCGGCACCGTGGCTCCCGTCGCTAACAGCAAAGGTCTGATCACTCCCGTGGCTCTGACCGGCGCCGAGACTCTGAAGGTGTTCGTCACCGACAGCACCGGCACCGCCGCTGGCTCCACCCTGACCTCCACCGCCACTGGCGGTACTCCGATCGTGGTTGAAGTCTGCTACTACATCGAAGATGTGGTGCCCGACGTGAACAGCACTTACCTGCCGTTCATCACCGAGTCCTGATCGGTTGTTTATCCCTACAATGAGGGCGTCTGCAAAGTCAGGCGCCCTCTTTTTTGTGTCTTATGGCGCTGTACCAGAACACCAAGAACGGTCAGATCGTTGAATTCATCGGCCACCACGACAAGGAGTGGGCGATGGTCAAGAACAGCACTGGCTCTGTGAGCTATGTGGCCCTGGCTGATCTTGTCTCGTACGAACCCGGCAAGGGTCGCACTGGGGTGTCGATCGAGCCCCAAAGTGCAGAACCCAAGGAGGATGAGGACAAGCTGCCCGAATCCGCGATCCCTGCGGATACCCGCTTGAACCTCAACGTGGCCACCGCTGAAGGCATCGCCAAGCACGTCAAGGGTATTGGCTACGCAACCGCCAAGAAGATTGTCGAGCTGCGCCTGTCTCTGCCCGGCGAGCGATTCAAGAATCTCGAGCAACTGCGCAAGATCGGCCGCGTGGATTGGGACGAGGTGATTGCAGAAGATCTGATCTACATCGGCTGAGCTTCTTAGAATGAGGCCCAGGTCGCGTTGAGGTTCCCTGGAACTTAACAACTACGACAAAAGTCGCTGCAGGTTTCACCTGGGCTACAACGTAGGTGCCAACCTCCCCGCTGGCGATGTCGCCAGATTGGAGGAGGCTATGGCGCGGGTGCCTGATAGCTACTTCTACGCACGGGTGCTCGAGCACCTTGATCGCTGCGATAAGGCGTACAAGGTCTCGCAGATCTTCCGCGTTGAAGATCAGCCTCAGCCCAGTCGGATCGAGCGAATCACAGGCGATACGGATCGTGCGATCTATTCGTCTGATCCGCTGAAGGCTGATCGCGACTACCGGGAGGTCTACCTGCGGGAGGTAGATCGCCTGGCTGAGACCTTGTATGTGGCGAACTATCGCCGCGACGAGGTCCGCCGTTACGCCTTTGAGCGTGCCGGCGCTGAATTCATCATGGCCATCCCGGGGCCAGCAGACACCGCCGTGGGCACGCGCATCGCCCAGGCAACAGGCTCAATCAGCTGGAGGTAGACAATGGGCTACAAACTGCCGGACGGTCGATACGTCGATGATCAGGGGAAGGCGCACAAGAATTACAATGACGCGCTAGCGGCTTCACGGACACGCGCCAGCAGGCGAGAGACCGAGGCAGAATTAGCGCGTCAGAGAATTCTGAGTCAGAACGCGTCCGCACTTGCCCAGCAAGCGCAGCTCGGTAAACAGTACTTGGGCTGGATCCCTGGCTACGGGGGCTGGATGGATAAAGAGCTGGCGAAGCAGGCCAGGCTCAAGGCCGAGGCTGACCAGGCGATCAGCGTAGGCGAAAAGCAAAACGCCATCTGGAAAGCGCAGATGGGGGAGGGTTCCGCCCCGCCGACCATCGACCCATCCAAAGATCAGGCGCCGCCGCCTGTCGCCCCTGGTCTGCAGCGTCCTGACTCTTACGGCGATCCTGCTGCGCGTGCCCGCGAGTCCGAGCAGCGCCGCATGATGCAGCAGTACGCCTCCAAGGAGTACTGGAATACCGAGCAGGGCAAGGCGATGAAAGATCTCGCCCTGCAGGACAAATACGAGGGCGACAACCTGGCTGGCTACTACGCCGCGCAGCGGGCCCTTGGCGAAGGCTCGATCGACGAGATCATCCAGGGCATGGGTTACACCGGCGCCATGGCTGAGTGGGCACGGGCGAACAAGGGCATGGCCCTGCGCGAGTACATGAAGAAGTTCCCAGCTGGTCAGCCAACCATGGGCGCCGGTGAACCCTCGGCACCAACGATTGATCAGGCGAAGCCGACGGTGGGCGAGCAGGCGTTGATGAACGCCAAGTACGCGCTTTACGACGGCGCACCTGTGGCTCCTGGTGTCACCATCGGGAACGAGCCGGGCGTTGTTGCAGGAGTTAATCGCAGCAAGATGGCAGAGCTACAGGCGATCGTGCCACAGGCGAAAAGCACCGGCGCGGGCGAGCGTGCATTCAACATGCAGCCTGAGAGCTCCGCGGCATCATGGCCAGGGGTCTTGAGCGCAAATGCGGGTGGCATGGATTTTGGCAAATACAACCTGCCAGATACCACTGAGACACCCGAATGGATGGACTGGAACAAGCTTGTTGCCGCGAAGAAGTTAGAGCTGGCGGGTTACGACGGCAAGTCCCTCTTTTGATGTTCTAAACAATGAAAAGCGATAAGAAACCCGTCGAGGGGGGAGAAGGTCTCGCCGATCGGAAACATCGGCAAGGACCCAAGCGCAGTACACGCTTTAACGAGTGGTACCTCAACAAGGAGGGCCACAAAGAAGCCAAGCAGTTCTTTGCGGACGCTCGCGGTACGGTGCCGAACAATCCGCAGAACGCAAAGTCGTTTATCTCAGAGGGCAATGTCGTTCATAGCCGTAATCCCTATGGCGATGGTGAGCGCTATGCAACCGCGGAGGGGCCGCAATTCACGCGGCCTGATCAGTGGGGCGCCTTCGCTGAAGGGGGCGGTGCGACGGACGATGCGGAGGTGCAAAGCCATATCGGCTGGGGCAGTGCTCCGGGCGATGGTCCGATTCAGGGCCCGCGTAAGGCGCGGGGTACTCGGTTTGGAGTAGGCGGCGGCCCTCGTCGCAATGAACCAATGAACTGAAGCGTCTTGCGTTTGGAACGCCGCAGTTCGTTTCTGGATACAATCTGAGAAGACTAGAGAGGCCGTAAGTGGCAACGACGTCCAGCAATAAGATGCCACTGCTGGTCGACCGGCCGTTGCATTCATTCGCAACGATTGGCGGCGCGGCCTGCCTCAACACGGCGACCAACTTCAACACTGTCAACGGTGGTGGTTGCGTGCTGCTGGTGGACTGCTCGTCTAATGATGGCGGCATCATTGACAGCATCTCAATCGTCGCCAACGAGGCCAGCACCACAGCGTCGACGGTGTTGGTGTTCCTGAGCGTGGCAACGTCTGCCAACGGGATCAATACGAGTAACACGGCCTGTGTTGCCAGCGCGGCAATTGCCTCGAGCTCAGCAGGTCAGCGCACTAATATCTCGCTTCCGCCGCTGTGTGTCCCGGTACCCAACCTGGCGGGGCCTGCGGCGACCACGACGACCTTCGCATCGGAAACCGACAAGAAAAACACAGGTCTATATGTACCCTCCGGCGCGCTGATCTATATCGGCGTGAACGCCGTGCTGACGGCGCCTAGCGCGTCGACGCGTGTCCACGTGTTTGCCCAGGGCGGCTTCTTCTAGTCATGGCGAAAAAAGGCGGCGGCGGCAGCCCAGCTCCTCGTCCGGCTCCGGCTCCGGCTCCGGCTCCGAGGCCTAACCCTGCCCCAGCGCCGCGTCCAGCACCGGCTCCGGCTCCAGCTCCGAGGCCTAATCCCGCCCCAGCTCCGAGGCCCAACCCAGCTCAAGCTCCGAGGCCCAACCCAGCTCCAGCTCCGAGGCCTAACCAGGCTCCGGCGAAGGCTGCCAATAAGAGTGCGGCACCTGCCAAGACCCCAGCGGCAGCCACCGCGACGCGCCCAGTCGCAGGCGTATCGCCGCAGAAAGTAAATTCCACCCCGACTAAGGGGCAATCAGCAGGGAGCAAGGCTGCTGCCAATGCCGTAGCTAGGACCACTCAATACACGGAATCGAAGGGCAGCGGATCCGGCAAGCAGCCAGGCAAGACCCCCGCGGCGCAGAAAAAGGCTGATCAAATGGCCACACAGGTCAAGGATCAGATCAAGGGCAGTGGGAAGAATGCGGGTACGAGCAAGACCAATAAAGAATCCGTGTTGACTGGGGGCAAGAAGAATACTCCCAGCAAGATAGGTGGCAACGGCAAGACCAATAACGACAAGCAGAAAGACAAGATCAACAAGCTCAAAGATCAGATCAAGACCTTGAACGATTCACTGAGCGGTAAAGATACAGAGCTCGGGGGACTGAAGACGTCATTCGATGAGCTGACGAGTCGTCTTGGCGGCCTGGACGAAGAATGGCAGGGACGCCTAGACGATGCAGTCTCGGGCTACGAGGACACGATCGGAGATCTGGAGGGAACGATCGGCGGTCTCCAGGACGCGAATAGTCGGATGTCGGAGGAATTCAATACGCGATACAGCCAGCTAGAGTCAGACTTCAATAGTCGGCTAGCTGAATACCAAAACAAAGGTAGCGATGTCGACGAGAGTTACAAAAAGCAGTTAGAGGAGACGCTGTCTGGCTACCAGAAGCAGCTTGACGAGCTGCTCGCCATGGGTGGATCAGGCGGCGGTTCTAACGAGTACGAACTGCAAACGCTCCGTAGTGGCGGCTCCGGGCGCGGGAGCAGTGTGTTCAGCAGCTACGGTCTCGCCTCCGGCGGCTCTTCCTACCAAAGCGGCAGAGCTGGGCGCGGCGGCGGCAGTGGTTCGATGATCGCCGGGAGCTACGCCTCGGAAGATTCCGGTAACGGCGGCTCCAGCAGGTTGAGCGGCGGCGGCGGCCCCGCCTCTAACTACTACTCACGGCGATTTGGCGGGTAATGCCTAAACGCCTGGGCGCGCGAATGGATCAGGGCTTCGGATTGAGCCCAGTGTCCAAGCCAATGCGCAAGACGGCGAACGGTGTCTATCCGTCGAAAGGCAACGGACTGGGCGAATACGGCTCGGTCACGTTCCCGTCCGTGATCGAGGCATACAACCGAGAGTCTGATTACAGACGCTGGAAACTGGGGCAAGAGTACTACTTCGGTAACGGGCGAAGCTGGGCGGATTATCAGATTTACAGCCTGGCCAGGTTCGTTACCGGGGCTGTTGACGGCACGTCGAAGGACATTGTCACGGTCTTCCCTAGCGGCACCAGTCCGGAGAGAGCTTGGTATGCGGCGATGAGGACCCGCGGGAGCATTATGTTTCCGCAACCGCTTGCTGCTGCTGCGATATCGCTGAATACATCGGATCCCGATCCGAATAACCACACGTTGACGTATGACGTGACAGGTGTCCTGACGCCTGCTCAGGTCGGGATCTTCTCGGTGTTCATAGGAGACCAGTTCGAGGACAGTGCTTCTGGCCCCAGTTATCCGGATGACTTGATTCCTCGCCCTGTCGGGAGCATTGCTCTGACACTCATCGCGGCAAATCCCGGATCAATGACGTTGGTCTTTGATCTATCCAAGCCGCAAGGGCGTATTGAGCGTAATGGGAGGGTGTACTGGCAGGCTCTGGGATACGACCCAAACGCTCCGTTGAGTTGGAACACGGCGAGTGGCCGCCACTTGTGCTCCTCATTCAAGATGTTCTGCTGCTGCCCGGATCACCTAGGCGGAGCGCTTGCCAACCTGGAATACCCGGAAGAGGCGGGTGCGACCGCCTCGATGCGCGAGTTCCCGCTGCCGAATGCAAACCGCACGGTGCGGGCGCCATGGGAGAGGCAGGGCGCGGGGTACTACCGCCAATGGCGGACCCTGCCGTTCCGGATTGACCAACGCCGTGAGTGCAAGCACATGCATGCACTGCGCTGGTCTTGCGGGATTCCGTGGTACGAGCCATCGGATTATCCGACGCAGGAAGAACGAGACATCCTCGAGTTGGCCGGGGCGTCGGAGGGGCGATATAGCGCGCAGATCGCCAACGAATACTTCGCGTTGCGGCAGATGAACTACGACCGTTACGCGATGTCGCTGGCTGAGGTTGTCGGCCTTGAATTGTTTCCAGGCTCCGACGTACGTGACGCGATCAGGTCTGATCCTCGCCCAATGCTGTGGAATGACGGAACCGAACCGTTGGCGATTTGGTGCCGGCAGAACGATTGGTGGCTACAGCGCGGTACGCAGCAGCTGCGGATCTACAACGCCTCAACAGCTCGGTTTGAATCAGACGTGATCATCGGAGCGGCAACGTATCCATTTATTCAGGTCGTAGAACCCGGCAGCACGGGGGCGCCGGTAATTGTTGCTTGATGCGCTGTTTAGAATTCAGGGTGGAGGCAGCTATCGGCCGTGACAACAGAGCCTCTTAATCCGTCTGTTACACCCTTATTCCAGGGTCGATACGCGGAGAATACCGCAGGGATTATTGCGGCAATCACGGCCTGCATTGTGGCCGCTGGAGGAACCGTGACGTCATACCCAAGTAATACGGCCGGGATCATTCAAGCGCTGATTGACCTGCAAGGGGCTCTAGGCGGCGGATCCGGCGGATCTGGCCTGTCAGTCCGCCTGCCTATGAATGCAGGCGAAGCCCTAAATGCCTGCGACGCGGTGTACCTAGCCGGGGATGGATTCGTCTACCGCGCACGCAATACGGGGTCGTTCCAGCAAGCAAATGTACTGGGCTTCTGCCGGGAGGGCGTGATAGCAGGTGCCAGCGTGACGGTAATCGCGAGGGGGCGTGTTGATGGTTTCACCGGACTGAGTACTGGCCAGGAGTACTACTTAACAACCGCCGGAGCCGTGAGTCCCACGCCGCCAATTGGTGGCGGCGTGTATTTGACACGAGTTGGCCAGGCCTTGTCCGCAGTGTCGCTAGACGTGCAGACCGAAACCCCGTTGCTTCTGAGTTAATGCAGCGTTATCCAATTGTTCTGGTCAATGGCATCCCCCAGGAGCTGCCAGAAAGCGACCGAATAATCCACTCCGCAAATGTTATCCGATCGGCAACGGCGCCACTGACTCCTGTCGAGGGCGACCTATGGTTCAATACGTCGGTTAATGGCCTGCGCGTCTTCGACGGTACTACCTGGGTAGTGGTTGTCGGCGGCACAGGAAGCTCCACTGTCGGAGTCTCTGCAACAGCGCCGTCGCCCGCGACGAATGGCCTGCTGTGGTACGACACAACAGAGGGATATCTCAAGATTTACTTGGCCGCAACCACGTCCTGGGTGCCATGCCAAACGCAATTATTTGTCGACAATACGCAGCCGACGGTTGGCATCGAGCAGGGTGATATGTGGTACAGGCCCTTGACTGGGACGTTTAGCATGTATATCGGAGGCACAACCAACAGTTGGCTCCCGATGGGCTCACAGCTCTCGATCGCTGACATCCTGGCATTTGGATAATGGCTTTTTTTACCAGAGGAGCCTCCGCCTCTGTTGGCAGCTCTGTAACCAGCCCAGTACCGGTAACCCTGTACACGGTGCCGGCCGCGAAGAAGTCGGTGATTACTGGCTTGACCGTGGTCAATACGACGGCGTTTGATTTACCGATCAGCGTCTGGATCGATTCTGGAGGGACGCTGCTGTACATCGCCAAGGATCTTCGGGTTCCTCCTGGTCAGGCGCAGAAGCTAAGTGGTCCAGAGAAGATGGTGCTTCTGGCTAATGATCTCGTCAAGGCTGATGGCCCCGAAGTCTCTACGGGTGCACCCAGCTTTACGGTTGTCGTTTCGGTGTATGAGGACGTCTAACCATGTCTGTGCAACTGGTCAGAGAGGTTATAGCCCCTGGGATCCTGGAATTTCCGGAGCCCAGCGGCAAGGTGGCCTATGGGTTTGATTTCGACATCGCGAGCGGGGCACTCGACGTCGTGCGTCACGACGATGGCAGCTTTGTGAAGCTAGGAGACGACTCTATAATCAACACTGAGGACTACGCTCAGCTGGTGTGGTCTGACAAACTCCTTCGATTCAGCTGGTCGACTTTGTACCCCGGGCATCTGCAGGTTGAGATCGTATGAGCACCGTTATTGATCTCGGCAAACTGCGGTTCCAGTACCGCGGCGCGTACGTCTCCTCGACGCAGTACGAATACAACGACGTTGTCGTCTATGGCGGTGACGTCTTTTGCTATGTCAATGCATTAGCGACCATCGGGAATGCTCCGACCAACGCGACTTACTGGTCGCGAATGGTTAGCGGCCTTAATCCGCGTGGTGCTTGGAGTTCGGCAACGGCGTATCTGCCGAACGACCTGGTGAAACACGGCGGTACGTACTATCGCAACACGGCTGCCAGCACGAACAACGAGCCGCCCAATGCAAGCTACTGGGAGGTCTTCGCTCAGGCATACAACCCGCGGGGCGCCTGGGCCGCGACGACGGCCTATAAAGTCGACGATGTTGTAGTGCATCTGGGGCAGAGCTATCGCTGCCTGGTGAATCACACCGCTAGCGCTAGCTTTATTGCCGATTTCCTGAGCAGCAGCTACTGGCAGCGGTACGCCTCCGGCAGCCAGAGCCGAGGCGCTTATGTCAATGGCACCGCCTACTTCAAGGGCGACCTGGCAACCAGTGGGGTCGCTCCGAACCTGGATCTGTATCTCTGCTTGACGGATCACACGGCCAGTGCCGGCAATATTGCGGATCCCGGAGAGGTCGTCAACTGGCAGCTTCTAGTCTCTGGTACGTACACGACATCGATTGCGGATCGTCAATTGGCGTTCTTCTACGCCAACTGCACTTGATTTTCCGCAAGGCTGCGCCCAAGAAGGGCCCCGGCGCTCCGGGCACGGCCGGTCGTGTTCGTGCGCCGGAATCGGGCTCAGGACAAAAGCAGGGTCGGGCGCGTTTGGAAGAAAAGGAGGAATTAAGGCGTTGGGTTGAAACCGAGAACGAATAGAGTCAGCAGCTTCTATACTTGAGAGAAGTGGCAGTCACACTGCCCGATTGATCGCTGATTTCACATGGCCTCGGGAGTCAAGGGAGCCGTCAAGCCAAGCGGTGGTGCGCCGACTTACGCCAGCACCCCGATTGTCACGGCAACAGCAACAACCACGCTGATTCTGTCGATCTGCAATCAGGGCAGCGCAGCTGATACTGTGCGAATTGCGGTTGTCCCTGCATCGGTGACCGCCAGCAGCGGCGCCATCGCCGATTCGTACTACATCGAATACGACTATTCGCTGTCTTCCAAGAGCGCATACGAGCGCACAGGCATCACGCTTGAAACTGGAGCGCGGATGTTTGTTGGTTCCGGAAGTGGAAACATTTCCTTCGTTGCATACGGTCTCGAGTCCTGATTAAGCCATGGCACACTTTGCACGGTTGAGTGAAACAGGCCTGGTGCTCGAGGTCTGCTGCTGCGAGGATATTGCTCAGTGCTTCCATCCTGATATCGCTAAAGAATTCCAGGAAGCTCCAGAAGGTGCCGAGCCGGGTGACACGGTAGAAGACGGGAAGCTCAAGAAAGCGCCTGCCCCGGCAGAGCTGCCCGCGCCTGCCGCGCCTGTGGAGAAGCGCCTGGTTTCAAAGGCGGAGTTCATGAGCGCGTTGACTCGTGGCGAGCGCATTGCTCTGACTGATCTGTCAGGCGAGGACGCAGAGCTGCGGGACTTTTTGGCGATGCTGGAGGCTCTAGGTCATCTTGACTTGGACAATCAGGATGATATTGCTCTGCTGGAGAGACTGAAAACAGCAGGCGTACTGAGCGAAGCTTCAGTTCAGAAGATCACGGAAAGTCGCTAAGGAGAACGTGGGACGACGGTTTCCAGGAACAGGAAACGCCAGCAGCGGTGGTGGCGGTTCGTTCGGCGAATTTAACGCTTACTTGATGTATCGAGAAAGCGGAACATTCACGTGGACCGTCCCCAGCGATATCAGTGGGACCCGTATTCTCGTGCACGTCTGGGGCGCCGGAGGCTGCGGTGATTACGGCGGATCCGGTTATACCGTAGGGCAAGGAGGAGGCGGTGGAGGCTTAGCATTCAAGTCAATCCCGATTGGCTCGTTAGCCAGCACTGTCGCCATTACGGTGGGCGCAGGCTCGACCTCTCATGTCGGCACTGGTGGCAGCTCGTCCTTCGGCGCACACTGTTCCGCTACGGGTGGGAACAGTGGTGGCAATAACGCGGTAAATCAGGGGAGCGCATCCTTATACGGCGTCGGCGGTATGGGCATTGGCGGTGACATCAACCGCCGGGGCGGCCAAGGAGGGGATGGCATCACCGGCTCGTCTACTAACGGCAGCGGTGGTGGTGGCGGATCTGCCCCTGCTCCCTATGGATACAGAAATGGATTCCGTGGCGGGGATGGCTACAGCACGCGCGGTGGTGGTGGTGGTGGTGGAATAGGTGGCAAAGGAGGCGAGGGAATTACCGCTGGTGGTGGCGGCGGCGGGAGTGCGGGCCCAGGAGCATTTGGAACAAGCTCGTACAGACAACCAGGCAACGGCGGTACAGGCATTCTCGGCGCCGGCGGAATCGCAGCGACTGCATACATGGCGTACGCAAGTTACTCACATGACGTTGGTGACTTTGCGCAAAATGGTGGCGGCCGAATGATCCTTGAACCAAATCTGATCGTCTTCGGCGGAGGTGGTGGTGGAGGTGGCGTTTGTTACACCCAAAGCACCGTCGGCATCATGCAAGACGGTGGCAATGGCGGCCCTGGCGCTGGCGGCGGCGGCTTGGGGGTTCAATCATCAGAATCCTTTTACGGTCGCGCTGGCAGTGGAGGCATGCTGGGCGGTGGAGGCGGTGCAGCTCACTACTGCTATGGCGGCAACGGCGGCAACGGCGGCGGCGGCGGCGGTAGCGGCTACGGGAGTTCGTTCGTGGGCTTTGGCGGCGACGGCCTAATCATCATTCAGTACAAGAAGGGGGGTTGAGCCATGACCAACTTCAAGTCGTATCTATACAACTGTGTCGAGATCTTTCAATTGTCTGGGAGTTACACCTGGACAAAACCGACTGATTTAGACGGCGGTAAGCCGATCCTGGTGCACGTCTGGGGAGCAGGCGGGAGCGGGAATGATTACTACAGCGGCAGTGACAGCAACTGGAGAGGTGGTGGTGGTGGTGGCTTAGCCGTCAAGCTGATCACCCCAGCCAGTCTTGGCGGCACAGAAACAATCACCGTCGGTGCCTACGATTACAGCTCGAACCTCCCAGGCGGTACATCGAGCTTTGGTTCGCATTGTTCGGCTACGGGGGGAAACGGCGGCGTCTGTTCGACATCGAATGCAGGCAGTAATGGCGGGACGAATGGCATTGCAAATTACGGAGTAGGTGGCCTAGGTATCGGCGGAGATATCAACCGTCGAGGCGGACAAGGCGGAACGGGTTATTACTCGACTTACGACAACGCTGGCGGCGGCGGCGGCGGTAGCGCACCTGCCCCATACGGTGCCAGGGACGGCTTCAATGGTGGGAACGGCTCCACCTATGCCGGTGGCGGCGGTGGCGGCATAGGTGGAATAGGTAGAAGCGGGTCCTACAGCGGAGGGTCCGGTGGTGGCTCCATGCGTAGCGGGCCGGTCTCGTATTCCCGCTCAAGCAGCTACACACCCGAACCTGGGGGGAATGGATTGTTCGGCCCAGGAAGCTGCTCTGGAACCACTTACGTCTGCTACGTCACCTATGGCGGCAGCGCTGGCCGCAATCCAAGTAGGGCCGGGGGTGATTTCCTGCTCTCACCCAATGAGATCTATCTGGGCGGCGGCGGCGGCACCGCAGGGCAGTACAACGATTTGCCGTCAAGCCCTCGTGCCATGCATAACGGCAGCCCTGGAGGCCCAGGCGGCGGCGGCGGCGGCACAGGGAAATACACGACGACGGGCTTTTATGGCTGCGCTGGCGATGGCGGCTTGCTTGGCGGTGGTGGCGGCTGCTCTGATTACGCCTCCCCCGGGAAGGGCGGCAATGCAGGCGGTGGAGGCAGTGCGGGGTATTACATGAATGGAGATCCGACCCAGCCTGGTCGCGGTGGGGATGGACTGGTCGTCATTCAATACGCACGACTGGTCTAGTTATTTGCACGACTGAGCGGCCCATTGTTGGCGCTAACCTATCTATAGATGCGTGGGTTCGCGCAACCGCGAATCTCCTCTGATCCACTCAGACTGACACTGGTTTTCAATGGGAAGGAGATTTCCGGGTAGCAGCGGCGGTGGCGGCGGTGGCGGCGGCTTGCCGGGTGAATTTAACCAGTACGAGATCTTCCATATTGCTGGAACATATACATGGGAGAAGCCTGCCGGGCTCATCGGTACCCGTATTCTCGTGCACGTCTGGGGAGCTGGTGGTGCTGGCGACTACGGGAACTCAGGGGCACCCGCGCCGTACGCGAAGGGCGGCGGTGGTGGCGGACTGGCATTGAAATATATCAATACCAGCGCACTGGGCTCTACTGAGACTCTCGTGATTGGTACTGGTGCTACCGCCTTTGACGGGGTAGGAGGCACGAGCTCATTCGGCGCTCACTGCTCAGCAACTGGTGGTAACAGTGGCGGTAATGGCACTCCCAATCAGGGCAGCGGTTCGACTTACGGCGTTGGCGGACTTGGCGTTGGCGGCGATATCAATCGTCGGGGCGGAACAGGGGGCGATGGCTACAACGCAGCGTCGACCAATGCTGGCGGCGGCGGCGGGGGATCTGCTCCTGCCCCGTACGGGTTATCTGACGGATACCGCGGAGGGCACGGCTTCAGCACGCGCGGCGCTGGTGGTGGTGCTGGCATCGGCGGCGAGGGCGGTGACGGCTATTACATGGGTTGCGGCGGCGGCGGCTCTGCTGGCCCAGGCTTCTCCTCGAACTTGGGTTACTACAGCGCTGGGCAGGGAGGCCCCGGCATTCTCGGTGGCGGGGGCCAAGGGGCCAGGACGTATCTGGGTTATGTCAGCTATGGCGGCGACGTAGCTGGTCCGGCTCAGCCCGGGGAAGGCGGAGTGATCCTGTCTCCTAACGAGATCATCTTTGGCGGTGGCGGCGGCGGCGGCGGCGGAGCATTCAATCAAAGCTCCGGCTTTTTCTTTGCCAACGGCGCCAACGGTGCTCCGGGCGGCGGCGGCGGCGGGGTTGGGGCTGTATCCACTAACGGCGGATACCTGGTGGCCGGCAGCGGCGGGATTCTCGCTGGCGGTGGCGGCGCGTGCCACTACAGCAGTGGTGGCCATGGCGGCAACGCCGGCGGCGGTGGTGGGAGTGGCTATGGCAACGACAATTACGCCGGCGACGGTGGGGACGGCCTGATCATTATTCAGTACAAGGTGGTGTAACCAGGGATGGCCAACTTCAAGTCCTATAACTACAACTGCTACGAGATCTTTAGAACACAGGGCACGTTTACCTGGACCAAACCCGCTGATCTAGATGGCTCGAAACCCATCCTCGTCCATGTTTGGGGCGCTGGTGGTACGGGCTGTTCCTACTACACAAGAGCGGTCACCCCGAATGGCGGCGGCGGCGGCGGCTTGGCAGTAAAGCACATCACCCCAGCCAGCCTTGGCTCCACTGAGACCATCACAATTGGCGCCCCAAACAACAACTCAACAACTCAGTCTGGAACCTCTAGCTTTGGCAGTCATTGCTCGGCGACTGGGGGCAATGGCGGCGCCTGCGAGGTGTCGAACTCGGGGAGCAATGGCGGAGTCGCTGGAACTGCGAATTATGGAGTAGGTGGCCTAGGCATTGGCGGAGATATCAACCGTCGAGGCGGCACTGGCGGCACTGGTTACTATGCTTCGAGCACTAACGCCGGCGGCGGAGGTGGTGGCAGCGCCCCCGCCCCTTATGGCATTCGTGATGGGTTTGCTGGCGGTAATGGCTCCTCCTACGCCTCGGGCGGTGGTGGCGGCATAGGTGGCCCTGGCAACAATGGCAGCTACACCGGGGGCGCCGGTGGTGGCTCAATGCGCAGGCCTGCGTTTTCCAATAGTCGGGCGAGTAACTACACCCCCGAGCCAGGCGGCAATGGTCTATTTGGTCCGGGCGGTGCGTCAGGAACAGTAGTGAATTGCTATGTCAGCTACGGTGGCGCTACAGGCAGATCTGGTACACCCGGGCGGGGCGACTTTCTTATTAGTCCAAATGAGATTTACCTAGGCGGCGGTGGCGGCTCGGCCGGAATGTGGCATTACGAAAGTACGCTTTCGCGCACCATTGAAGGCACGGCCGGTGGCCCAGGCGGCGGTGGCGGCGGTTGCGGGGGGTGTGACGCTAGTCCGTAACGCTACATGTCCACAGGCCTCGGGGGCATTCTCGGCGGCGGGGGTGGCGCGACAACCTACGCCCCTACATACGGTCGCGGCGGGAACGCCGGCGGCGGCGGTGGCATTGGCTATTACAATTACTATCCCGATGGCGACGCTCCCGGTGGTGCCGGACTCGTGATTCTCCAGTACGCCCGACTATTTTCTTGATTCATCGGAATGATGACTCCATGGTGATCTGATTTCCATAGAGCCGTCTTCGTGTTGATTTATTTTCGGAGCAATCGTTCGCGGTTGCGTTGCGTGCCAGTCTTCGATGGCCGCATCTAAGCGAGGTTTTAGCGTCGCCTCGAACTTGCGGTCCTGAGCAGCTTTCTGGAGTTGATGCCTCCAGTCCTTATCGCCAAAGCGCAAGAGCCACGTCGTTCCCGGCTTCAGCGCTTTGGGAAGAGTGACTTCAGCGCGCGCATCAGCAGCTGAATCCAGCTGTTGCTGCGAATCGGCAGCAGGGCAATGATCTCACTACCGGCGGCAATGATGATCGCAATAATCGCAGCAGTGGTGGGATCCATTAGACAGGCGATGCTTCCCTCAGTGTAAAGACATCGCCTGCCATGGCCTACAGCATGCGTGCCGCGGCGGACTGTAGCGACGCCGCGATCGAAGCCCTGAGGAATCCCGAGGATTCCAGGAAGTCCGAGAAGGCATGCACCAAGGCGTGGATCTCCTCGGTTTCGACGCGAACTGTGATCGTCTGGCAGTACTCCTCATCGGGGTAGCTGCGGGTCAGTGACAGCCGGTATGCATCCATCACTGCTCGAGCTGCGGCTTGATGAAGGTCTCGAGCACGTCCTGCACGAAGGCGATCACGGTCGGCGGGGTCTTACCGCAGGGGGCGACGTAGTTCTCGGTGAACCACTGCTTGTAGTGAGCGTCGATCTGTTCGGGGGTCGGCAGGTCCACGGCTAGCGCGATGAGTCGGGCCCATTATGGGCCGTGTCATGCGCTTTGCAAGCCTTGGCAATCGGTTGGTAACTGCTTAGCCTTGCAAGGCACGATGCGATATGACATGAAAACGACAGCAGCTGTTCAGCAGGATCAGAACCGAGCGGACTACGTGGAGTATCTCTACGAGTTGTTTGATCGCGGCAACCCTGCCACCGAGCACTGCTTCACATACACAGGGCTACACCGGATGTACGTTGAGCGCGTCGGCGCTGATGTAGCCGAAGCCCGGTTGCAGTGGTTCGACGAAGAAGAGGAATCGATCCGCATTTCTGATGCTGAATTTTCCGCAGCGGCCTAGGGCTCAGATTTCCAGCACGACGCAGCGGGTGGCAGCGGTGGTTGCGACCCGCGACTTCTTGCTGCGTCTGACCAACGCGAAAGTGACACCGAGGATCCCAAGGGAAGTCAGGCGAGAAGCCAAGGCACTGCTGCGGCACTTCCCGATTGCCGATCAACTGCGGCCGATCTTGGAGGAGAACTTGGAATAGGAAGAAGCAAGTCTTTGTAGACTTGATCTAACTCTTAACTGCCGGACAGTGCGACAAGCGTTTGCTGGAGAAGGGCTTGGGCTGTCGCCTGATCTAGTGAATTACATCGGCAGACAGTCGCAGCAAGGTCGCACCGATCCGCGTATCCTGACACCGGAAGATCAGCAAATTGCTGAGGCCATTGCCGGAACACTGGTAGACACAGTTGGTGGCGGCCCGCAAGAGGGCGACTACTCGAATATGCCTGTCATCCCATGGGAGGAAGGCGACGAGCGCCTGTACGACCAGCAGATGGAGGACTACCGGAACCGTGCGTTCCCCGGACAGTGGGACGAAGGGGGAGCGCCTGAGATCCTTGCGGGTAGCCCGAGCTTCGATCTGAGTTATCCCAAGATCCCTGGCCGGAACGTGGAAGGCATCCCGAATGCCAATGATCCGGTGATGCGCGAGAAGCTGCGTCAGCGCCTGCTCAAGAATCCTGATCACGGCCAAGACCTGCCAGGCTTTGTTAAGAGGGCTTGACTGTGAACCGACTCGCTGGCGATCGCCTTAAGCAAGATCTCGGACGCGATGATCTTGACTCCATTGATTTCGTAACCGCCCTGGCCGCCCTCAGCGGGGTGGGAGGCCTGACAACAACAGGGATCGTGAACCTCCTGGATTACTTCATGGGAGATGCCACGATCAATAACAGTGGTGAGTACCTGGCTAATGCTGCTATTACCGCTATTCCCTTGGGTACCGCCGCGGCCGGTGTTGGCCTGGTGATGGCTCGAGATCCGCTGGCCAACGAAATGGTCGGCCTACTTGGCGATACAGCAGCGGCGAGGCAAGTGGCATCCCAGTACGGCGGGGACGCTGTAATGACCATGCTCTCGGGTGGCCAGACAGCCACGCCTGACCGCGGGGCCGTCGATGACGCGGCCCGTAAGGTCAGCGCAAGGGCTCAGCGCATTGAAGACGAAGTGCTGCGCAAGATTGGCAGCGATTACACCAAGTACGGTCCGCAGCCGTCGGGCGTGCCGATTGCCCGCGCCGCCGAGTCCGCAGTTGTTCGCTCGGGTCGCAATCTGATCCGAGGCGGTGGCATTGGCGCTCTGCTTGGTTCCGTGCCGGCGGTGATGTTGATGCAGGATCGCGGCGGCCAGGAAGACGGCAGTCGCAAGAAGGAGCGCTGACCATGGCAGTCCGCAAGGCAGGCGACAAACTCAAAGACGCGTGCTGGAAGGGCTATGAGGCCATCGGCATGAAGGTCAAAGACGGCAAAAAGGTGCCGAACTGCGTGCCGAAGAAGGACAAGCCATGACTGTCCGCAAAGCCGGAGAAGTCTTCGAGGGCTACAACAAGCCCAAGCGCACGCCGGGTGAGAGTAAGAAGTTTGCGGTTGTCGTCAAAGATGGCGACACCGACAAGATTGTGCGCTTCGGTGATCCGTCGATGGAGAACTACCGCAATGGCCCAAACGGTCGCGGCGGCCATGGCGACGAAGATCGCCGCGCCGATTTCAAGAGTCGTCACAACTGTGACGAGAAAAAAGACAAAACCACTCCGGGCTACTGGAGTTGCAACTGGAGCTGGTAATGGCGCCTAGAGATCCAAGTCAGAAGCGCACTTCTGTCCTGAAGCTCGGCGAGGAGTTCGTCAATCCCTATGGCCTCGATGTCCAGCCGCCGCTGGAGTCAGGACCCTTTGCGATCCATGACGCGGGCCATCGTTTCTCGAATGTCCCGGCCACGGTCTATGGCGAGCTTCTCGAGAACGTCACCGATCACGCAGCGCTCGACAAGCTGTATGCGTCAGGCGCGATTCACGGCAATCCTGGATGGTACGGCCCTGATCGAGGGCCGGGCACCCCGAACTACAGCAACTTCGTGAATTACGGCGCCATGCCGGATCGCGATGCATTTACGGTTCGGAAGCTCAAACAAATTGAACTGGGCGTAGATCCCAGCTACTTCGCGCCCGGCGGAGAAGGGAGCTGGGACCAAAAGCTTGCGGACTCCCTGACAGACAAGCAGGGAAATCTGACCCGGGTCTTCAATCTCGCCGCTCCCTCATTCAAGAGAGGCGACCTCGATTTCATGGATGCCGGCGAGTTTGATTGGGACGAAGGCTTCATGCCGACCCCGCAGACTCGCAACACTCGCGCTATCGCCGATCAGGATGTTGGGACTGCGCGGATTCGCGGCGAGAAGTACGCCGATGAATTGATTCAGGGCTATCAGCGTGCCGTCGATGAAGGCCGCTATACCCCGAAGCGCTGGACGGCTGGCGGCTCGATTCACGCCGCTGATCTCTCAGACGCTGCCATGGACGGAAGCCTGGAGATCGGACGGGGTTGGGCTGATGAAGGGATCTTCCCTTATCAAGACAAGATCAGCGCCCTCTCGAATCCTCCCGCCAGGATCCCGGCGACGTACGAGAAGGACATGGCTATCCAGTTCGCGGAGAACGCCCGCGCTGGCCGCGCCTTTGAAAGGGTGCGGAATGCTGTCGGGGCTGGCTTCAATGCCACGACCGATCTGGCTGGATCGGTTCCGCTCTTCGATCCGGAGTTCCGCCAAGCGGTCGAGACCGGAAATGTCCGCAAGGCGGGTGAGCGGGTAGCGCAGGAATACGCCACGGGCCTGCTTGCCGCCCCTGTTGTTGGCATGGGTGCAGGCGCGCTGCAGCGCCTGGCACCGGCGGCCGCGGCCCAAGTGTTGCCGGCAGTGGCTACCGGCGCTCGCATCGGCAATCCCGTCGCGGTGGTGTCGCAGCTGGGCGGCAGTGCCAAGCCCAGTCAGCGGCAGCGCGCAGAAGAAAAGCGCCTGGACCCCGGGGCGTTCGGTGCCCAAGGCCCAAGCGCTAATCCTCAGTTGCTGCGAGCGGAGGCGGCGCGGCGGCGTGGCGGCAAATGGAGGCTCGGTCCCTTTACGGTTCCCGAGCTGGGCCTCTCAGAGGCAGGCGGCCTGTTCTTCCGCTAACGAGCGGGCGGAGCCAGGGGATCTCGACTAGGCCGCAAGGAAGCCATCGGGCAGGGCGCTCCAGGGCACCCAAACCTGGATCGCAACCAATGCCCCCCCCTGCTTGCCGCCGTCAGCGGACACGGCTGTGACTCTGGTGACGTTCTGCCCACCTGTCACTTTGTCGGCGCTGAATGCGTTCGGGTGCGAGGCCAGAGCTGCCTGCTCGAAAGCCTCTTCGATTTTGAGCTCGATGGAGTCCTTGAACTCCTGGAAGGCCGAGGCGCTCCGTGCGGCGGGATGGCTGTCGACTTTCGCGGCGAGTTCGTCATCGTCCTCGTCGCCGGTGAGCTCCATGAGTCCATCGACTGCGATGCTGCAAATCGTGAGCTCGTGAGCTTCTTGGGCGAGGTCGCGCTCCGTCCAACCGAACAGGGCGGTGTCTTCTGTGATGCGTTGCATTTCTGCAGAGGATCTGTCGTGTGTCTTAGGTGGTACTCGTTTCTGGAGTACCTTTGACCACCCCTAAAGGAGGTCTGCGCAAGTGTGCCCCCTGCAGCGCGTGTGTCAACCATGGTCGTGAGAATCGGATACGCCCGCACCTCGACGGCCCAAGAGGAGCAGGACAAGTCGATCGAGGGCCAAGTCGTCGAGCTCAAGCGCGCTGGCTGTGAGCGGGTCATTGCCGAGCGGAGGTCAGCCTTCAAGGGCAACGCACGCCCGGGCTGGGATGAGCTCTGGTCGCTGGTTGGCCGGGGCGGCGTCGACGAGATCCTCGTGGCCGATCAGTCTCGCCTGAGCCGCTCGGGTGATGACATGGCATTCCTCGAGCTCTGCGCCGCTCGCGGCACCAAGGTGGTGGCCCTGGTCGGCGGCACCATTGAAACCGAGTCGATCGGCGGCTTCGTGCAGGCCGGGATGATGAGCGTGTTCTCGCAGATGCAGAGCCGGCTCACGGCGGCCAAGGTCAGAGACGGCCTGAGGCGACGCAAGGCCCAGGGGTACTACGCCTGCGGCAAGGTTCCCTTTGGGTACAGCTACGACGGGCAGTACGTCGTGCCATGCCCGGATCACTGGGATGCCGCGCGCCAGATGTGGGACGAGCTGATGGAGCTCGACTTCAACGTCTCTGGCTGGATTGCTAAGACGCAATCGAAGTGGACCCCGAAGGGCGTCAAAAGCTGGATTGCCAATCCGATGCTGCGCGGCATTGTGCGCGGTGAGCACGGCGGGACCAAGCCGTTGATCAGCTGGCAGGAATGGGCGGAAGCCGAAAACAAGCTCAAGGCCCGATCAAACATGCGGGGTAGAGCTGCTCACACCGTGCATCTGTTTACCGGGCTGGTGCGCTGCGAGAGCTGCGGCAAGTCCCTGCACAACATCCGCGATCGGGCGGTCCCTCGCCTGAAATGCCACAACCGCATTTGCGCTCGCTACGGCCAGGGCATCCGTGTCGAGGTTGTGCGCAGGAAGGTGATTGATGCGTTGACCACCAAGGCAGCGGAGCTCGCCAGCGCAGCTATCAGCGAAAAGAAGGAGCCAGCGGAAGCAGGACCAATTCGCAATCAGATCTCAGCGCTGCAGGCAGCGCAGGCTGCTGGAGTCGATGGATTGGAGGACAAGTTGGCGGCGCTGCATCGTCAGCTGCAGGCGCTGCAGCAAGTGGATAGCTCAGCTCGCTATGAGCTTCTGGTCGAGCTGTTTGCAGACCGGCGGACGCTTGAACTTGCGACGGACGAGGAACTGCGGGCGGTGATCCTGCAATTCGTCAGCGAACTTGTCTGGCCCGGAGGACTGGAGAGCCTGGAGATCACGTTGCGCTAAGGCGCGCTCTGCGATGCGCTCAAGCGCCTCCTGCCCAGTCATGCGCGACCTGTCGTGCGTTGCTGCGCGAAGTATGCCACAGCTTTCGCCTCGCAAGCTGCAATCCTAGGAAGCCGGGATCGGTCGCTCAGATTTCGCCCTGCATCGCTCTGCCTACGGTGAGGTCACGACGGACCATCGCCGATGACGCCGGAACACTGGGATACCTACGTGTTCAGTCTCATCGATCTGTCTCCGGGTTCGGCGCGACGCCGATTCCGGCAGTCAATCAAGGAAGAGTGGGGCTGCTGCGCCTACTGCGGGCGCGATAGCGATGAAGCCGGGAGCCGGCTCAATCTCACCCTGGACCACATCAAGCCACGGGCCTGGGGCGGCAGCAGCATGCGCTCCAACTTGGTGCCCGCCTGCCGCCGCTGCAATCTCGCCAAGGGGTCGGTGCGGGAGTGGCGCAAATGGTTTCAAGAGCAGGAGTTTTACTGCACTGAACGAGCCGCCAGAATTGAGGAATGGATGCGTCCATATTCCTGCCCAGGCGTGGCTCAGCCCTGGACCATCGGAGGATCGGCTCATGGACGAGAACCTGACGCACGAACAGCAGTACCTACTGCGTCGCATCGAACTCGAGATCAGCGACCTCTCAAGGGAGGAATTGAAAGCTGCGCTACTCGATTGCTGGGAGGCGCGATTTCGGCAGAAGCAGATCTTTCTGTCGACGACGCGATCAGCTGGTTACATCTTCAGGATGGACGAGGGGGCGACGCTGTTTGCGCCTGAGACTGAGGAAGACTTCGCTGAGATTTTTGGCTACGTCCCGAGTGACGAAGAAGCAGAAGATTATATGCGTGGCCTATGGGAAAATGCCACAATGGAGCTGGACATGGACGCAATTGTCCTGGAATCTGAAGACTGATGGCGGCGCTTTCGGAAGGCCAAGTAGCTGAGCTTCTGCGGCGCGCTGGGGTCCCCGAGGACAAAGTTCCCTTGATGGTGAATATCGCCAAACGGGAGTCAGGTCTAAACCCGTTGGCGCACAACCCAAACCGGGCAACCGGTGACAACAGTTATGGCTTGTGGCAGATCAACATGATTGATCAGCCCGGCTATCAACTAGGGCAAGAGCGACTGAGGCAATTTGCTGATATTGGTGTTCGCTCGTACGACGATCTCAAGGATCCCTGGAAGAACGCCCAGGCCGCAGCCAGGATCCTCAAGAGCTCCGGCATCAATGCCTGGACAACCGCCGGCGCGGCCAGCAAAGATCCGATGCCGAGCCTGTCTGGCGGTGGTGGACTTGAGATCGGGGGCCTTCCATCCGTTCAGCCGGTGGCCAGCACTGCAGCGCCACAGCAAACGATGGATCCGGTGGCAGCAACAGCACTCGCGCTGATTGGCGGAGACCAGTACCGACCGGTGGCACGAACCTCCAGCGGCCAGCGCATGGCAGCGCAGAGCCCGTTGGCGGTTGCAATCGCGTCACTGAATCCGGAGACGCCGCAGGAGACCAAGCAGATCGTCGAGACAGGCGGCCTCGATGCAATGACACCCGCCACATCAGCAGGCGGGTTCAAGCCCATCGAATATCTGACAGGTGATCGCTCCCATGCTGGATATCGAGACGACCACGGCGGGGAGAACTACCACGAGCACCTGGCCTTCTCCACGCCGGAAGAAGCCAGGGCCGCTGCGTCATTACTGAACCAAGCCGGCATTAAGACAACCGAGCTCAAGGGAGTGAATGCAGTGGGCGGGCACTCGCCAAACTCCTACCACTACAGCGGACAAGCGTTTGATGTCCCTGCGGCACAAGTTCCACGCGGCAAGGAGCAGGAGTTATCAAGACGAGTGCGCGCGATTTTGCGGATGTCGTAGTGCGGGGCTGCGCGATACGAGATACATTTTGGTGACTGATCACCATTGACATGCTCGAATCGTTCGTGGCCGGTGCAGCAGCGGCGCTGATCGGCGTGCTCTCCGGCCAGGGGCTGGTCCTGGCAGCGCAGCACAAGAAATCCAGCGGCCGCATCAGTGCCCTCGAGCAGGCCATGCCTGAGCTGATTACCCGGGCGGAAGTGCAAAACGCGTTCGCTCAGGCAGCTGCCATCGAAGCCCGCCGCATGGCCGAGAGCCAGCAACAGGCCAGACAGGCAGCTGCATTCCCCGCGCAGCAGCAGCCCCCTGGCTTGAACAAGCAAATCAATGATCAGCTGGCTGCACTCAGTGATCGGATCAGCGCGATCAACAACCAGTTTGGAATCGGCTGATTGTGCTGGATCGCATGTACCGCCTGTTCCCCCGGAATATCGGGGCGGGCACGATCGAGCCAGATCTACTGAAGTCGCTCCTGCATCAGGCCGGCAAGCTGTTTGGGAGTAAAGATGCCATCGACATGTCACGGCAGCTGGCAGGCGAGCTAGCCGAGCAGATCGCTCTGCCTTTGACGCTGCCGGTGGCCAAGGCACTGAAGGCTGAATTCGAGCAAGCCTGTGAACTGTGGATCCAGGAGTCCTCGCGTGACTGGGACGGGGCGGCGCATCGGTTCTGGCCGGCGGGATCCTATAGAGCGGATGTCTATGAAATTTGGTTGAACCGACAGGTTGCAGGAGATTTCAACCCGGTTCACGTCCATGGCGGGGCCTTCTCAGGTGTTCTGTATCTGAAGGTCCCTGAGCAGATCGATGGCGAAAGGAAGGGCGGAGCCATTTGTTTCCACGGCCCGGAATGCTTCGACCCAAGCCGTTTCCAGATGGGGATGCTGCAGTATTTCCAGCCGAAGGTTGGCGAGTACTTCGTCTTCCCGGCCTGGCAGCCGCATTCAGTAAACCCGTTTCAAGGGGAAGGAGAGCGGTGGTCTCTGGCGTTTAATGCAGTAGTACAGAGATCAGATCACTCGCATCCGTCTTCATCGTGATCAAGGTCCCTGACTGAGACGTCGCGGCAGGTCCGCGTGCCAGATGCGTCAACCCAGCAGGTCGAGCGAATGGTTTGCGGGTCTGTGCGTCCGTCGTGCTTCATGAATTCCTGGCCGTCGGGGCTGACAAAACGGTCATCTTCCCCCCAGCGATTGCGCTGGTATTCCATGAGGAAGATCAAGCAGCAGCCGGCATGAGCTAGATGCGAGAGCCCGGTCTCGGGGTCCGTATTCTCGCCGCGCCACCAGGCGAAGATATGCCTGCAGAGCGCCGAGAAATAGCGGCTCCAGGGCGTACCACGGCACCAGTTATTGGCGGAATACTTATCGGCGCCGTAGGTCAGGACATCGGCAATCTCCTCGAGCGCGGCGAATGGCACGAGGTCGAACCGCGTCTTGGGCTTCATGGCGCCTTTGTTATTGGAAGTAGGATAAGAACAGGACCATGCTGTGGCAAGCGGTCTGAACGATAGGGCGCAGCCATGGACCGCCGATACAAAGAAGCTCAAGGTTTCTCGTTAGGCGGGCAAGCCCAGCGTGATGCGACAGCTAAGCGACTACAGGCCAGGGCCAGAAGCCAGGCCCACACGGCCAATGCCTATGGCGGCAGCACGGGCGGCTTGCGGAGTATCGACAACGGGCGCGGCCTGGAGGTGATGCAGGAGCGCGCGCAGTCCATTGCCCAGGCACGTCAGGTGTTCAAGGACTTCGGCAGCGGCGCGTTGGGTGCCCGCAAAGCTTTCAGCGAAGCCAGGGTCTTGCCGGAGTGAGTACCCAATACTGGGTAGTCACTCCACTAAGGATGCTTCGACGTAGCGTTGCGATACGGCCCGGAGCTTGAGCCCTGGTCGTTTAACGCAGAGGCGCAACAGGTCTGCAGCGCTGTAGTCATCCATGTAAAACAGGACCGAGCCTCCTGAATTCCACGCTTGATCGGTATCGGTTGGGTCCCACCAACGCGAGACGTGGAAGGGTGAGATCGTCAAGCCCCGGTAGCAAGGCAATGACTGGTGGAACAGATGGAGCTGCTTAGCCAGAGCCGTGACGCATTCATAGGCTGAGCCGTCGAGTTGCTCGCGCAGCTCCGGCTCAGATGGCAAGGCGTCGCGCCAAATCAGCCATGAGTCGAAGACAATGGCGCGGAAGATGCTGAACCAGGCCCCATCAGGAGCCTGGAACTCGTCTGCCGCGCACTCAGAGCCGGGTACGTGAAACTTACTCACGGTAGTTGTAGGGCTTCTTCTGCAGCGCCTGGTAGGACTTCTCCCAGTCACCTTCGCCGCTCATCTCGTTGAAGACGACGCGGCCCAGTGCGCTGAAGACGGTGTGAAAGCGAGAGACGCGGTTCTGGAATTCGGCGACGGGATCGGGCGGCGGCAAGTAGAAAACAGCAGACCAGTCCGAAAGCGCGACGTTGCGGAAGACTTCCAGTTCGTCATCCCACCAGCAGGGGCGCAAGCGGCGAAATGGCATACAGGCGGGGAAGTCCCACAGCCATGGAGCTTTGATGATGGTCTCGTTATGCGAGATCCAAAGCATGGCCTGATTGACTCGACCGGCCCGGTACTCGCGCAGAGTCTTATTGATCAAGCGCCTGGAGAGCACGGCGCTCATGGGAGGGGCGACAAGCACGCGCTTGTCTCCTGGCAGATCCCATGGCTGAGCGAGGAGAAGCTCGAGGTCGTCTTTGTCACGGTCGTGAAAGCGACTGGCTTGAACGAGCCTGTTGATATCGGAATTCGCGAAGGCATCGAAGTCGATGGCGCCCATGACCGAGCGTGCTGCAAGCACGAAGTCCTGGGGCGGAGCAAGGCGGGCCCTGTGTTGTTCACCCATCGGTCAAGCTGCAAATTCTTCGAGCATGGCCTGGATTGCCCGGGCCGGATAGTCGCGATCAATCGGGAAGACTTGCATCGAGCTGTTATCGATGAGCAGGACAAGCCCGCACTTCTCAAAGTTGGTGGAGCCGATCTGGGAGATGGCATCAGCGAGGAACTGCTCGACATCGCTGTCACCAGTCCGCTTGGCTTCCGCCTGATCGACGCGCAGGTCGTCAACAGGCAGGTATTCACTGCACTGGGCGCCATCGCGGAGGCGTACGCACAGGAGCCCTGGACCGTTGTGCCGAAACCCGATATCAAAGAGATGCAGTTGATCGGCAAGGATCGCCTCACACGCCAGCGTGTTGAAACGCAGTGAAGCCTCTTTGTCTCCTTGGGTTCCAGGCTGCTTGAGCTCGGGGAAGAACTTGCTGAGCAGTTCAAAACGAGAAGGCCTAGTCATGGGGCATGCGCTGTTGAAAGGTGATGACGATGAAATCTGTAAGCTGCTCAGCTGCTTTGATCATGCCCTGCAGTTCGGGATCAAAGTTGTCCTGCTGGAGGTAGTCGACAACTTCGCTGAGTAGGCCGTGAGACTGAATGAGCTTGTCGAACAGGTGATGAGCTTCCAGCTCGGGGAGGTCATCCTTGTCGTCAAAGCTGTTGATGAAATCCGCTAGGGACTGGCCGGTCATGAAGTCCATATCAAGGAGCCAGCTGTGCCTTGCCTTTGCGATGGCTGGCCCACCAGGAGTAAACCTCGGGTGCCCAACGCTGGACTTCGGTTGAGATAAGGTCCATCAGTTGGCGGATTTCAGACTGCGCGTCGCTCTTCAGGCGAACGTCAAGCATGTGCAACCATGAGCGCAGGTTGCCGGTGACCATGGCGTTCTGGTAGTACGAGGTCACCAGGACCTGCCGAGCGTGCTCCTCGGAGACGCCTTTGTCGCGGAGTCGGGCGTAATCGATGGCGGAAGAGAGTGCGATAGCAAGAGATTCTTCGGCGTCATCGGCGGTCCATGTGTAGCGATCGCCTTGCCGATCCCAGTAAATGCCGGGCTGCCTGACGTAAAAGACCTCTTCGGGTGAGACTTCCCGGCGAGCGACGCGCATAATCCTTTCGCCGGTGTAGCGCATCGACTGAACGTCAAAGCTCATGCCGATGCGATGGGTTCGCATCTGGACAATGGTGTTGTGATCAGCGCAGATCAGCAGTGAAAGCGAGGGGTGCTCTAGAGGACCGTAATGACCGCGGTTCCCTTTGAGTAAGCGTTCAACAACGATCTCACCGCAGCGATCCTCGCTGAGATCCGTGGACGGCGCGAAATCCTCGGAGTAGTCGGTATGCAGCGCAAGGTAGGCGACGCGTTGCGGCATCTCGGTAGCCGCAACGGTTCTCGCGCGAAACAGGTCAGCCAAACAGCGAGGGCAGGTAAGCAGAGAGTAGGGAGTGCTCTTACGCAGCGCAAGCCCTGTCGCTCAGTAATTGCTGATCTTCAGGATCAGGCAATCCTTTTTTTATACCACTTAAACATGTCCTTGGCGTCACCCAACTCAGGGACTTTGCCAACAAAGCGATCCAGATGGAAAGCTCCTGCCGCACCAACCTCGCGCGCCTGGAGGTTGGCACTGTTGTAAAGGTCGGGCAGGAAGCGATTGAAATAGTCGTCTGTGGCGGCATTCCCGTAATCCGCCACGGCCTGGATCATGTCAGCGCCGGGGTTGAAGTGGATGCTGCCGGAGCCGCCGGAGCTCGAGTTGCCGCCGGCGGAGCTCGTGTCGTTACCGCTTTCGCCGCCGGTCAATCCCGCGAAAGGATCGCGCGGGGGATCATCGGTGCCGGCCGGAGTCTCGGGTGCGTCTTCTTCTTTTTTGGTGCGGCTGGGGATGTCACCGATGTAGGTGTACGAGCCCCTGGAGTTTTGGACCCAGTTCGCAGATCCTTTGTCGTAGCCCCCTCGGCCGGGGAAGGTGACAGGGCTGCTATTGCCGTTGAAATTTGCGGTCCGGTCTTCCGGGAATTCGTGGGTCAACTGCCCGCGCTTGTTCAGCCTGACGCCTGTAACCTCGGCTGACTTCTTGCCAATTCGGAGGGTGGGATCTTTCTTGAGCGCACGGGCGATCTCGTTCGCCATGTACGTATTGTTCAGGGCGCTACCCGAGAGGGGGAAGGTCCGCTCGGCGACATCCCTGAAATCCTTCTTCGTGATCTTGCCGTCCCTGGCGGCCCTGCGGATCACCTTCTCGGCCTGAGCCTTGGCCTTGTCCCTGAGTTCCTTTTCCCAGCTACTCATGACGCAAGAAGGAGGCCGTATGTGATGCGTTCATCATAGAAACTGCCGCTATTCCGTTCCCTCTTGCTTAGCGAGCGCACGTACATCGACGGGTCCGTCTGAGTTCAGGCGTGACTCGATCCAGAGCTTATTGCTTTTCTCCAGCTTCTCGAAGCGCTTGGGGTCTCGATCGCGCGTGGTTAGCAGGAACGACTGGGTTTCGTTGATGAGCTTGTGAGAGTTGAACTCCAGATCGATGGCCTGGATGTGGCGGTTATGGAAGTAGTGGGGAACGCCCCTGACTCGGATGTGCAGCGGGTTACAGCAGTTGGGGTTGCCGCAGACGGTCTTGACGGGTAGTCGACCGATGTCACCCCACGTCAGCCAGGCAGCAACGCGCGGGGCGCTCCATTGTTGATTGCTGGTCCAGAAGCGCGGAAATGAGAAATAAGACGTGCCGTGGCGGGAATGGATCAGCCCGCGCCACTCCCAGCACTCCTCGGGGTCATCGATATCGACGAAGCTCCAGAACTCGAGGAACCGGCGCCTAAACGACTTATGGATTCGATGGACGTCCAGGCTGAGGCGCCCTTCCGTCAATGAGCTGACGCAGCGGACGCAGGCATGGCTATCGGTATAGCGGGGGATGCGGCCGTCGCGGGAGCCCAGTGAATGATCAGCAAAAGGGCAAATGGGCCCCCCTTCAATCTGAGCGTGAAGATTGGGAGGGAGTTGCCAGTGCCCCATTGCAAAGAAGCATGCTTAAAGCAATGTATCGGCTGGTGCCGAATCAACGGGAGCGAGCTCAATGCGCTGGCGTGCATGGGTTTTCGGGCGGTGATCGCCGTCCCAAAGAACGCTGACGTAGGTGTAGGCGCTGCCGTTCGCCGCCTTGCGCGTCTCGATCGCGACGATCTCACCGCGACGCTCGGATTTAACGATGTCGCGCGCAATCGCGAACCCCGGAGAGGTGGGCTTGGCAATGAACATCTTGAGTGAGTCGCGCTCGCGAACGCGATCGCCGATCTGAAGCGTCGGCGCTTTGGGTTTGCTCATGATTAAGCTGCAGCAGGAATCAAGGGAAAGCCCTTGGGTGGTTGAAAGCGACCACCCAAGGCGGGCACCTGTTCTCGCTTGGGACGCGAGACGACGTGACGCAAGGGCCAGTACTCATTGCGTGTACTGCCTTCAATGGCGACCAGGATCAGGGCGCGGTTCCAGCCAGCGGCCTCGGCCTTGCCGATGATCAGAGCACTGCGCCCATCAACTGCATGCGTGACGCGCTCCCCAAGACGGAGAGAAGCCATACCAAGGAGTGATCAACGCACGCCACGGTAGTCACTCTGCAAGACATTGCAAGCCCAACGACTCAAGCTCGTCGGCGTGATCGCCGTCTTCCTCGATGATCGGGTTGATCGGGCCCTTGATGGGGATGCGATGCACGGCAACGCCGGCCTCGATGAACATCTCGCGGGCTAGGCCAAAGCTCTCCTGCCAGCGGAGGGGCTCGACAAAATCGGGGACAACGACTTTGGTGATGTCGGCCTGGATGAGCATGGCCGCGCAGGTAGCGCAGGTCATGAGCGGCCAGACGTACATCGTGGCGCCAGCGAGGCAAACGCCGTTCCGGGCGGCGTAGGCAATGCAGTTCATCTCGGCATGGGTGGTCATGCTGAGACGGATGTCTCGATTCATGAGACGTGTCTCGCTATCGGCAACCCCGACCGGGAGGCCGTTGAAGCCGGTCGCCAGGATGCGGCGATCACGAACTGCGACGGCACCAACTTTGGTGCTGGGGTCTTTCGACCAGCCGGCAACGTGAGAGGCGATGACAAGAAAGCGCTGGTCCCAGTGCTTGGGCGGACGGGGTGGTTTGAGGTTGTCCATCGTGGCTTATGTGAGACGTGAATGAGACGGAGATTTCTATACTTAGTGAGAGCCTCTGACGCCGTGGCGTGGTCGAAGTCGCAGCCGTGATCGGCGTTGCTGCAGTAGGTGCGCTTTGGCGCATGGCCTTTGAACAAGGCAAGATGCAGCGCGGCATGGATGCAATCTTGCGCGAAGTGCAGATGCTGCGGACCGACCTGTCAAAGGACATCCAGGGCCTGGAAGGCCGCGTCGGTGACCACGAAATTCGGCTGCGAGAGCTGGAGCGTCGCTGATCAGGCGGCGTTGACGTCGGCGCCTGAGCCGACCTCTATGGCATCGACGATGGCGGGACGCCAGCCGCCAGCCCAGAGGGAGCGGCAGCGGCGGTTGAGGTCATCGCGCGACATCTGCCAGCGAGCGAGGCAGCGCTGCAGGTCCTGCTGGATGTCGTAGCAGCCGGGGTAGCCGTCGTAGCGAATCATGAGCCGCCCGGCGTCGGTGCAGTGCTGAGCGTCGGGGGTGGGCGCCTGGAGCAGTTGATCAATGATCGCCCTGTCTTGTTTGTAGAGCGGATGAGACTGGCCTTGAGACAGCTGAGGCACGGCCCTATGAAGCGTACGTCGCACAGATCGTAGGCCCTGTCTTGCTTTTTGCAAGACTGTGTCACGGCGTCTCGCAGGTGTGCCAGACCCCGGTACGTGCAAATCCATTGCGCTGGAATGAGACTGACGGGGTGTACGGGGTGACAGGCTATTTCTACAACTTCTAAATTAAATTCCTCCCCTTTCTTGGTTTAGAGGGACAACCAAGAAAACCCATACCGATGTCACGAGTCATCGTAGCGAGAACGACGTGAAGTGGGAAAAGCAGGGAGATAAAGCGGGAGAGTCGCGCCTCATCAAATAAAGAGGGGGTAGAAATCGCCTAGCACGCCCCGGCACGGGCTAAGACTCACTTTGCTGCAAGGGATGCAGCGTGACGCCAGGTCTTCCTGATGGCGTGACCCCGTGACGAGCAAGCACAAAAAAGCCGCCCTCACTGGAGCGGCAGGCGTATCAAGTTAGACCAGATCGAGACTGGTCTCATTGCGGGACTCAGTCTTCGCCCTTGACCCAGATCCTGCGGACCCGCCCGCCGATGCGGCAACGACGTTGCTTGTGGCCGGAGCGCTTAAGGGAATCGGTGATCGCCATGGTCATGGATGACTGGTCGCGGATCGAGATCTCCAGCCACTTGAAGATATCGGCGAGGCACCAGTAGACCTGGCCCTGGTGGTAGCCGCTGTGATTACGCTCCAGGACGCGAGCCAATGGATCATCGACGGGGTTGTCGCGGGTGAAGCAATCCACGTACTCGGCAATGTGGGAGAGCTCGTAGCTGGAGAAGGTATGGACCGGGTTATCGAGGTACGCCTGGTAAGCCGCTGACCAGATGGCGTCGCGGTCGGCCTTGAGGCGGTCAAGGTCGATGATCTTGATCTTGGGGTTCTCGCGGCTCGGCACCTTGCCGGTCACGACGATCGGCATGAAGCGACGGTTGCCGGTGGGATCCACCAGGAAGTCGTTGCTGTTGGTGGCACCGGCCAGGACGAAGGCGCGCTGGAAGGACCGTTCGTTCTCGTACTTCCTGGCAGAGCGATCGTTGCTGACCGAGACGATGTTCTTGAGTTCCTCGGTGGTGGCTCGCTTGAAGTAGCGCTCCACTTCATCGAGGACGACAACCCAGCCGCAGTGCAGGACGTGGGGCTTGTCCTTGATGTAGCTGATGCCTTGCTGCATGGTTGTCACCCATGGATAGCTGCCCGGGTCGTTCGGGCTGGGCGGTGTCAGGTACTGATAGAAGGTTGTCTTGCCTGCGTTCTGCGGACCGATCAGGACAGGCATCCAGTCATGGGTGCAGCCGGGCTGGAAGACCCTGGCCACAGCGCCGATCAAGAAGCGACGCATGACCTCGTCGGCAACGAGGTTGCCATTGGGCATGCGTGGATTGTCGATCTCATTGGGCGGCAGGCCAAGCAGCTCAGAGGCCAGTCGGTCGAAGTACGGGCAGGGGGCCGCCGAGGACGCGCAGTGCTCGAGGTAACTGCGGACGGGGTGATAGCGGTTCTCGTAGGCAATGATGCTGGCGGTGTCGTGCGTGAGCATCTTTGGGAGGACGCGCTGCAGCCCCCGAGAGATTCGGACGTAGGCGGTTGTGATGTCGTGGACCTGCTGGGGGTTCTCTTTGGGGCCGAACTCCATCTCCTGGTTCATGGCATTGAGCCTGAGCCCTGGGTAGAGGCGCGTAAGACGGGTGCGGATCAGGTCGATCTGGTCTTGGTCAGCACCGGCTGCAGGGCGTCCGCCCCCCTGCCGGTCAAGGTTGCCTCGCCCGGCGGCAAGAGGCGGGTTGAACATGTCGTCATCGGCGCCAAGTTCGTCGTCGTAGTCGTCGTCGTAATCCTCATCGAGCTCGGGCGCGGCAACGTGCTGAATGCGGGGCGGGGCGTCTACCACTGCGGCGGAAGCGCCCTGTTGCTGAACCACAGCGATCCGAGTCCAGGGCCGCTCGGCATCGAAGAGCGACATGGTCTCCTCGTCGGGCGGCAGCTCCTCGGGTTCGCCAAGGAAGTCCTCATGGGCATAGCCAGCGAAGGCGTCACCGAAGATGCCGAGCTTGCTTTCGCCGCCACTGGAGCGCAGTTCCTCAGGCAGCTTGTCGCGCCAGTCGGGGTCGTCCTCGCTGGCGAGATAGAACAGGCTGCCGAGTGATGTGCCGTTCAGGCCGCGAAAGAATCTCTCTGAGGTTTGGCGGGAGTTCTTGCCTTTGCCGTGGTGACCGCGCGAGGCCCAGTCGGACCAGGCGGTAAAGAGACGGTCCCCGGCCGAACGAGCGGCAGCGGTGACTTTGATGAAGCGGTCTCGCTCGCCATCGTTGGTGGGTTCGATGATCTGCTCGAGGCAAAAGATTGCTCGGTCAATCGAGATCTCGTCGTAGTCAGCGGTCTGCCGGTCGTAGTGCCGGCGCTGGCGCTCTGCTTCCCGCTGAGCGTCATCGATCAGCTCAAACGGCAGTACTGCATCCGGCTGCCAAAGCAAATGAGTGCATTGGTCGTTGCCATAGAACAGGCGGCAGGGGTCAGTGCAGCTCTTGTCGCCACCGAGTGCACGGGACAGCAGCGTGATGACCGCCTTGTAGAGGTCAGGATCGTGCAGGCGGGTCGGGAGCCGGAAGGCAGCACGGAAGCGGTGCTTGCCCTGTTCTGGCGCGTGACTCGCTGTCGTGTAGGCCCAGCAGGCGGAGGGTGCGAGTGGGTGGGCGAGAAAGTCCTCGGTGCTCAGACCGCTGTCGATGTCGACAACGGCGAGGTCGGCTGCATCAAATGCGCTGCTGCTGCGATGCGCGGAGGTCATGCCCGCTGGAATGAAGGCGCCGCCAGCGGCAACGTGTTCTTTGAGGGCTTCGAGGTCGGCGCTCTGGACCTGCCAGTTAGAGGCGAAGGCTGGATCCCAGTGCTCCGGCTTGTTCTTGATGGCCGGGTGCGTGCAGAAAATCAGCGTCATAGTGCGGGACGTGTGAGGCATAAATGGCGATTCTGGCGCGCACCATGCACGCCGTGTCGCACGCAGATGATGCCACGGGCGTCAAGCTGCAGCGTCAAGATTTCGTAAAAGCGCTTGCAGTGCAGGGATTCTTACGTGCCGCCTGCAGTGCCGACGGGTCTTACAGTGACGCAGTCCACGAATCTGGACCAAATCGAAAGCCTGCCCATTTGGCCATTTCGACGACCTATGGTTGCCGCACTGCAAGCCAAAGACCGTGAATCGATTATGGACAGTGCATCCGTTCTCAGGGGTCAGGAAGACCAGCTGCATACAGAGCGCTTCAAGCGAGCGCTGCTGCAAGCTCTGACGCTCAACAACTATTCCCAGCGGGAGCTGAGTGAGCGGATCGGTATAACGATCGGCACCATGACGAAATACCTCAAGCAGGTGGTGCCGCCGTTCAAAGTTGGACTGGGTATCCAGCGGCACCTGGCCAAGGAGCTGGGCGTGACCCTCGACGCGTTGGTGGCGTACTACGAGACCGGCGAGTATCTGACCGGTGTGTCCCTCTCAGACGTCGAGAGCTGGATTCGCAGCAGCGCCGGGCAGCAGGACCTGCCTGCCCTGATGAAGTCCATGCACGAAGCGGCTCTCAAGATGGCCGGCGACGAGAATGCACCTGCCGCATCAGCGCCGTACACCTGGCCGATCGTGGCTCTGAAGCAGGCGGGCGTGAGCGATGCGATCCGCGAACGCTTGGGTCTGACGCTGTCGGCCCTGAACCTGTTGGCCACCGAGGGCATCTATGACGACGAGATGGTCGAGGGTTTTGCCCTGGTGACCGGCTATGCGTCTGATGCAGTGCGACAAGCGTTTGAAAAGCGGGGGCCAGTGGCTGCCTGAGCTGCTAGTCTGCAAGACGAGAAAGGACAAAGCTCCCACCGCAGCGGGAGCTTTTTTTATGCCTGCTGACGCTCGTTGATGTAGCGCCGATGCCGGCGGGCGTAGCGGATCTTGGCGTTGTGAACGGCATCGCGATACCGGTGGTAGCCGACCGTATCGCCCAGGATGTCGGCTGTCGTCATCAGATCCTCGAGCGTGGCCAGGAGCCGGAGCGCTTCGGTGAGGAGCTGGGTGGAGTCAGTCATTGCCTTGGAACCACTTTCGTTCTTCCGAGAACCACTCCGCCAAGTTGACGGGGCTCTGCGGTCCGTTGAGATGATTGGCTGGGTCGGGATCCCCCAGGTCCATGGCTTGCATGAACGCGTCGAGTTCGCTCATCGGTTCATCGCCATGGATGGCCTGCCGTCGCGCACGGCGCAGCATGGAGTCAACAGTGTGGTTGCTCTTGGCCCACTTCTGGATCCACTGCATGTCCGCCAGCTGAACTTCTTGTCGCTTGGCGATGCGAGCGCAGATAAATTCAGCCTTAAGGCGAACACGAGTTGACAGCATATAGATGCCGCTGTTGGTTACAGCCTAGGCAGGAACAGCTTCTTGCTCTGCTTGTTCAGGCGCGAGAGCCTCAAGCTCCTTGAGTTCGCGGTAGTGGCGGACCTTCTGTAGCCAGCGAATGCGAAAGCGTGCAAGCTCGTCGCCGTGGATGAAGAAGTTCTGATCGATCTCGGGTGTACTGACCAGGATCTGAGCGCAGTCGACGTGCAGACCGAGGGTCTCTTCAACGGCCAGGGCGTAAGCAGCGAGCTGCAAGCCGCATTTGTTCATCTTGCTCCAGCCAGTGAAGTTGGAGCGATCGGTTTCCTTGGGGAAGTAGCGGCAATAGGGCTGGTTGGAAGTCTTGAAGTCGCCCAGGATGATGACGTTGTTGCGGACTCCGATCAGGTCGGGGCAGCCGCAGAAGCCGTACTCGTGCGACCAGACGCGAGAGATCCCGTCCTCGCCAGTGCAGAATTTCCATTCAGGCTTGAGCGGCTTTTCGGACCACAGGAAGTAGTCGTAGCGATCGAGGTGCTGACTGAGCCCCTCCCAAAATGGGAGGTATGCCTCAGGGACATTAACGGGCAAGCCACGAATGTAGTTCTCGCAGGCAGCGTGGATGGCCGTACCACGAGCGGCTGCAGCCTCCTTGCCGCCTGGGTTCTTGGCGTTCCAGTTGCTGAGCATCTTCTTGGCATGGGCTGATGCCGTCTTGCCAAGGATGGTGGTGACCGATGGATAGGCCTTGCCTGGCCTATCGGTGGCGTAATGGCGTTCGCCGTTGACCTCAAAGCGCGTTGGCGCGGGCATGAATCAACAGCTTTGATCCAATGTAACGAAGAGCAACTTGTCTGTATCAAAGAGTGCCAAGCAATAGAAAACCCCGGAGGGCTTCCGGGGCAAGCGCGACAATTCTGGAAGCCATGTCGACCTTGCGTTCGGTCAGACAGGAACAACGACCCAGGAGCTACCGAACGTCCTCGACGGGACCCTTGGCTTGCAGGTGAGAGGCCAGTCGTAGCCCACCGCATAGTCCGAGCAGTGGCTGGCATCAACAGGGAGATCGACAAAGAGCATGCCCAGCTCTATGGCAATCCAGAACTATTCAATAGTACCGAGTGCTTCGACAGTTAGAGCAGCTGGAGATTGTGTAGAAATTGTGAGTGACCAGCGCATTCCTTCTGCTGTGATCTCATAGTGCCTGCCTTCTAGGCCAACGAGCATGCCGTCAAGATCACGTTGAGCGCGACGCTTCTGGCTGGCGAGATCGGTGATCAGTCGCCACTGACGGAACAAGCGCAGAGGGGTCATGCCTCCTCCTCGGAGCTATCGCGCTGCCAGGGATCGTCAAGGAGCTCGAGGGCGTCGCTGAGCACGTCTCGTGCGCCCTGCTCGCTGCGGTAGGCAGAGAGTTCTTCCAGGAGACGGCGAGCCAGCATGGTGCCGCCCTTCATCATTTCCTCGAGGCCGATGTCGTCGTTCTGGATTTTGTGCGCCAGGACGGGGCCGAGGATCGAGAGGTAGGCCGAGACGAAAGCATCCGGCAGGTAGCCATTGAAGCTGGCGCCGCCGGAGGTAAAGCCGTTGATCAGGTAGAGCAAATCCTGCAGCTGCTGCATGATGTGCTCCTGCTGCTGCAGGCTGCGCTCTTGCAGTTGGTTGTGCCTGCGCAGCTCATCGAGAATGAGCTTGCTGGTGTCAAAGAGGGTCAGGCTGTCCGGGCTGGGTGCTGAGTTCATGGACGATGACACCGTCGAAGTTGCGGGCGAGAGCCAAGGCACCGCGTTGCGCCGGGTTGACGTATTGCCACAGGGGTGCAACGACGTCGTAGCCGTAGCGGGCGATCAAAACGCGAACGTCCTCTGACACCCTTGCGGCTTCAAGAGCGTCAACGATCTCCTGAGTCGGGTCGGGTTGCAAGAAAGATCGGCTGTGACTGCTCCTCAATGTACCGGTAGTCGCTCAGTTCGCCCGACTGAGTCAGGAGGTCAAGGGCTTGGAAGTCGGAGTCGTCTGGAGGGATCTGCCTGGGAGGAATGGCGAGAGCAATGCCGCCTGAATAAGGAATGGAAACCGATGATATGTTTAAGCAGGCTTTGTAATAGGCAACAGCAGACATGACCCGGATAAATGGTTAGCGTTGGTCAAATTAACGAGGCGTGGTGTCCATGATCGAACACCCGGAAGCTGGCGGTGACGCCAGTTTTGAGCCGACCGTAGGTGAGCAGCTCAGGCTGGCTCAGTTCGTTAACGCCTTAGATAAAGCGTCAGAACAGGAGCTCAGAGAGATCTCAAAGCTGATGGCACAGCAGGTCTTGGTGACCTATCCAGCAGCGATGCGATTCCTAGCCAATGAAGCCGCAAAGAATATGTCTGGTCACTACTGGAGTGAACAGCGGTCAGAGCAGCTGTTGCGCGGCTTAACGAAAGGTGCAGCAGAGTGATGCATCAGTCGCGCGGCTTGGCTTGAGACCATAGCCCGAAAAGCGCTGCGAATGGTAGAAGCCCTATAGCAAAAGCCCCTTTATGCAACTAACGCATAAAGGGGCTTTCAGGAGTTGGTAAAGAGACTTACCAGCCTTCTGGCATCGAGGCTGTCGCTACCTCTTGGTCAGCACCAAGGGCATCGCGATGGGTAGGAGGCAGCCCCTCGGGCCGGCCGTCGGCAGGTTTCCCTGCGAAGGGATCGGCGCCGTTGTAGAGAGCAGGCAGCCAGATGCCGGGGCCGGATTCGGCCCAACGCTTCTCGTCCGCTTTGGTCGGCGCCTTCAGGGTAGGGGTCAGCAGCCAGCTGGTGTTCATGTCGCTGCCCTTGCGCTTGATCGTCACGAAGAAATTCGCGACGCCGCTGGGAAGGATGGTGTAGTCCTCCATGGCGAGGATCTCCTCGAACTGCTCGCGGATGCCCTTCTTGTCGAGGGTGACGACGATGAAGTCATCGACCTCGCGGCTCAGAGCGGTGAAGCTGAGGAAGTACTTGGGCTTGCTGCGGTTGGCAGGATCGGCGGGGTCAAGGCCGTTCTGCTTGGCTTCCCAGGTCAGGCCGATGTCCTCGAGGTAGTTCTCGGGCCATTTCGGGAAACGCTTGGGCCGCCCTTCCATCGAGAAGTAGCTGAAGCCGGCAATGACGTGGCCTGTGTCATGCGAACCGCAGGGCCGCAGGGTCACGCTCTCGCCGTCTTTGAGGTACTTGCCGGAGCACTCGAAGTAGCGCTTGGACGACGAGGCGGCGTCGTTGCCTGCGCTGGAGCCGGAAGCCGGACGGTAGTCAGAAGGAAAGAATCCCATGGGTGATTACCAGGTGGAGGGCATGTCGAGGTCTTCTGTGAAGTCCGAGTGGCTGTAGCCAACTGCGGAGGTACCAGCAGCGGGGTCCTTGGCCGAACTACTGCTAGCTCGGCTCTTGTTGTGGACCTTGATCTGGCGGACTTTGAGCTCGGGGTAGGGAGCTCCGTCTCGGTTGCGGCGTTGCTCGAGAACGCCGCTGACGGAAACGAGTGAGCCTTTATCGGCCTGCTGAAGGCGATCCTTCGAGTAGCCGTAAGCGCGAACACGGAACCAGTCGGTGATCTCCTCCTGGTTGACGTAGCGGTTGACGGCAACGCTGCGACTCACGCTCTTGGAGGAGGGTGACTCCTTGGCATCGCTGCTGAGGCGGCCCACGATCAGTGTTTCGTTGACGAACTGATCGGGCTGGGCGTTGCAGAGCGTGCGAATCAAAATGATGGGCTGGTTGCCATCGGTGGAGAGGATCAGATCACCTGAGATGATCAGAAGGTCTCCTTTGCTCTTGGCAGCGAAACGCTGCGCGGGGCTGGTGCCACTGCGAACACGTAGCAAAAGATTGACGGGTTCGTCTGTAGTGGTTTCGGCGTAGGCCTCGAGGACCTCTTTGCCGTCAGCAACAGCCGCGACGGGAGAAGCTGCCAGAGCAACGACGATCGTGCAGAAGGACACGTGGGTTGCTTGGGTGCGCTCCAGGCTAACCAGCAAATTGCATGTGGCAAGCAGGTTGCATTACTGGGCAAACAGTTCGAGCCAGCTGGGTAGGGGCGGAATGGGCTCCGCTGTTTGCGGCATGACCAGGACAACGATGTCACCGCAGTCGCTTTGGATCCGCAGGGGGCCGCCGTCGAATGCGCTGAAGACCAGCGACTTTTCGCGCGTGCTTAAGACTTTGATCGCCTTCTCGACATAGTCCGTGGCATAGCGACCAGCGGTATTGCTAGCCACGGGAGTGGCGCCCCAGGTGTCGATGCAGTGGCGCATGATCTTGGCCAGCGGGGGTGGTGTCGTCTGGCTTTTGGTGATCGGGATCTCCTTGACCTCATTGGCTGCGCTCTTGCGAAACGTGGTGATCAGGGCGGTCTGGTCGCCAATGGTGATCTCGCGTTCGGCTGTCTTGAGTCCTTTGCAGCTGCGAACGAGTTCAGTGGATGGCAGCAGATAGATCGATTCGTCGCCGCGTCCCTTGCGGTCGTATGCCATGCAGGCAATCTTGCCGCTGTCGGTTGCTGACACAAAGACGCCGCCACCCGAGCAAGGCGTCAGTGCTACGCCTTGATAGGGGGCGTAGGGGCCTGTGAATTCGGCAACGATCGCAATGAGCGCCGAGTCAAGAGTCAGCATCGTGTGCTGCAGCTTGCAGGGTGACAGATCCATGAAGGGTAGTCACGCGATCAAGCCACCGCCAGCGGTAAGTCATGTCACGGCTGGCCAGGCTGGCATTGGCGCTTTCGAGTTCGGTGGGCCAAATCGTCGGGTGCCAGTCCGGGCTGAGGGGTTGGTTGGTGCGGGTATCGATCAGGATGGCGCGGTATCGCTGCATCGTTCTTCAGGTGGACGCTCAACCTAAAAACTCTTAAGAGGCATGACAGATTTCGCCCGACAGAGCGCTCATAGAATGCCCAGGAACACCGCTCGCGAGCGATGGAGCTGCGGGATTGGATCGCCGTCCTGGGCTTCTCATACGGCATAGCGAGTGACTGGATCGGCGAAAGCGGACGGTTCCAGGCCAGCAGCGTGGCGGGATTGGTGTGGCATTGGCTGAATTCGCTTGGTGCGGAGCAAGCACCACCTACGGCTCCTGCGCCCAAGCCTGCTACTGGATCTACTGAGCCACTGTCGTACGCGAAGTTGATCGAGGACGGCATCTATCACCGCAATCGATTGATGCGGCAGCCGGGCGTCAAGGAGGTGGACATGGCCTTGATGGGTCGCCACCTGGTGCTGACGGTGTATCGCGAGCGGCAGGGCGATGCCTAATTGGCTCTGGCGTTCGGTCGTTGGCGTGGCGCTGGCAACGGCGGCGTTGTCGGTTGCTCAGTGGATGAACTGCGCATTCGTCGTGGCGCCACGGCAGTGGCCGTTCTATGCCAAGTACATCGGAACTGATGTGTCCGAGAAGCTGGATCCACGCCGCCTCGGCTGCGAAGACAGCGACAACAGAAGCGTGGCTGTACTGATGAGCGTGTTGACAACGCTGATCAGCTTGAGCCGTCAAACCAAGGACGAGTGATCATGAACAAGACCTGGACAATCCAAGTGCAGGACAACGGTGTGCTGCAGCTGCCCGAGGAGGTCACGCGAGACCTGGGCTGGAAGAGCGGTGATGTGCTGCACTGGCGCCGCATAGAAAAAGGGGCTGTCTCGGTCAAGCGTTGCGCCGAGATCAGCCCCATGGACTTGAGTCTTTGGTTTGATGACTACTACGAGTCGATCGCCGAAGGAGAGGCGTATGTGGTGGTGAGCGAGGAAGGGAAGTTCTTGTTTGCTTCGGTCGAGACGGTCTTCAGCGAGCTGTCTGCCGTGGAGGATACGGACGCCTGAGCGGTGATGGCGGGTACCTGCATCTGAGGCGGCAGATCAAGCGAAGCGATCGGGGTGAGGCTAATGAACGAGAGCTTGGCTGTGGTTAGCAGCATGGAGATCTCCTTAGAGTGAACAAAATCGGAGTCCAGCAATGGATGACAGCCTTGTAGAAGTCCACAGCATTGATGATGCAGTGGAAGAAGAGGTGCTTGAGATAGAGGATGGGCTGACAATCCGCTGCTATCGATCAGAAAGCGGGGCTAGATTCCTGGATTTGGATTGGGAACCGGGCTCAAAGTGGGAGTTCCTTGAAACGGTTGAGCCTGAATTCATCCTCGAGAGTCTACTCAGTGAGCTCTTTAGCGAGGCTGAAACAGAAAAACTGCTCGAGGGAGTCAAGGTGCTCGGGCTGATCGACGAGAAGCCGCAAGACTGCGGATGCGGCGACCCAGGCGCTGGCCAGTGCCAGTTGTGAGGCCATGGAAGGGCCGAGTGCCGATGTGATGATCTTCGCGACGTTGATGGCGGCGCCGCTCCTGGGGCTGATCATCGTCACGTTGATTGGGATGCTGCTCGACCTCTAGGAAATTCCTAGAGTGATGGAAATCGTCGAGCCTTCGGGCTGCAATCACGGCATCAGACGACGGGGATGCCGCGTTTGGAGGGCGTGTGATGCAGGTTCTGCGGGCCTGGCTGAAGGGATTTAGCTCCCTTGAGCGGCAGTTCCTTGAGGAACTGAAGAAGCGGGGTCGGAGCGAGACTCCGCAACTGTGCACGTATCGCGGCTTGAAGTACGAGTGCAGCGGACGTGCCGGCCACTGGGGAATCCTGGAGGGCTGAGATGGAAGCTGTTCGCTTGAGCTGGCTGATGCGCCAGCAGAACGATCGTGCGCAGGCCTTGCGTCATGTGGAGCGCTGCCAACAGGTAGACGGGCTGGGGGCCCTGCCCGCCTGCGCTGTTGACGGTGTGGTGTTCAGATGTCGCCCCTCGGTGGTGGCGCCATCATCTGCTCCATGTAGGGGTTGAGGATTCGGTACCACTGAGCTGCGGTATAGCGGCGACCGGTGGAGTCATTGAGCTCCTCGGTCGCTGCTTCGCGGTGCAGGATGTCCTGCAGTGCTGCCCAGTAGCGATAGACGCAGTGGGCGCTCAGTTGCAGCTCAGCGACTGATGAAGCTGGCTGCGATGGGGTAGTGCTTGGTTGTGCCGTAGTGAATGCGGTAGGGGATGCCGTTGGCGCGGTAGGTGCGGATGACATCAGAGAGGGCGTCAGGGGTGGCATTGGCGAGGGTGACGGGCTGGAGCCCGGGGACGAGGGGGTTGACGGTGACGTTGGCCATGAGAAAGGAGAGGGTGGGCGAAGTGTATGCCTGGTCTTGCGCTGTGTCGATGAATCAGTGCTTGATGAAGGCCACGATGTAATCCCGATCAGGGATGGCACACATGGGGGTGCCGTTGCCGCAGCCGCAGCACTGGGTCGTCTTGTTGGTGGCCTGGTTCTCGCAGACCTTGAAGGGGACGCCCTTGTGGCGGAAGGTGGCGGTATCGCTCCCGTCGATCACGCAGGTGACGGGATAGCCCCGGCGGTAGTACTTGATGGCGTCGTCGAGGGTTTCGGTCGAGACGTTCACCGTGAAACCAGTGCGGTTGGCAAGGCGAATGGCGTACTGGTTCCAGCTGTCGGGCCTGTGGTGCGTGTAAGTCCAGGCATGCGAGAGGTGCTGGACAGCCTGGGTTAAAAGCTTGAGCAGGGTCCGATCGATGCGACCACGCTGGTGCCAGAGGTCACCGCCGACGTTGTGGCGGAACATGGTGCCGGGACGCAGGGCAGCGACCTGCTTGATGAACTGATCGGGCGGGACGCCGCGCTCGTGGCGGGTGATGGCATCGCCGTGAAGTCTGGTGTGGTAGCCCTTCATGGCGTAGCACTCATCCTTCATGCCGCATTCAGGCGGGCAGCTGGACCAGCCGGTGGAGCTGACGGCGATGGGCCCGGTCTTGGAGTTCTGTGAGACCTCTGTAAGAGAAGAGAAGCTAACTGTCATCGCAGCAGGAATCAAAATGCACCGCTGAAAAGCGGCACAAAAAGATCCCCCTGCCGGTGAAGACAGGGGGATACTGGCAACTCCTAATTTGGGGAGAATTAGAAGTTCATTAGGAGTTACGGACAAGTACGTGTAAATACGAACGTGTCCGTATGGGATACGGACGTGCTTGTAAGACTGTCAGCAAGTACCCATCAAGTACGAGTGACGAAGATTGATGGCCCAAGCGTGAGACGCCTCGAGGGCGCGCAGAGGCTTGGGCTCTATCATTGAGAACCCTAGGAGTAATGCCTAGTCGGGGGAGTTCTTAGCTGCCTTGGCCTTGTTGGCTTCAGTGTTGAGCCACAGGAAGGGATGATCGGGCTGCTGAATATCCATGCGGACTGCGATGACGCGCAGCATTGCAGCCGCAGCTTCGTGGAAGTGATAGGCGCTGCCGTCCTCCATGACGGAATCAAAGGCCGCTTCCATGTCCAGCCAGAGATCACGAGGTGCGAATTTGGGTTTCATGACTGTGGGGTATCGACGGGGGTGGGCATGTCAGCAACGTCCTCGAGCAGCTTGAGGTCGTAGAACTTGGCTGTTGTGCGCATGTCCTTGATGTCGCGCATCTCATTGAACGCAAGCTGCGTTGCGCCGCTCATGATCACGCGGTCCTGGAACCCGGCGAGGTGCAGGACTTGCTCGAATACCTTGTACCAGGCGTGAACCGAGCAGTCCGTCATGTCGGTCTCGATCACTGTCTTGATCGGGCCGGTGTCATCAAGTGAGTCGCCACCGGAGTAGTCGATGCTGATGGTCAGCTTGGTGAGGTAGTGCTCAGTCATTGATCTCACTTGCGATGGGGAGGTCGACGGGGTTAAGGCGGGGCTCAGCTTCTGGGCCGATGTAGCGAAGGACCAAGCGGTTCCAGGCTGCAGCTGCTTCCTCTTGTGTGGCGAAATTGCCACCGTGGTAGGTGCGACCCTGGTACTTGAGTGATGCGCGCCAGGGAAACTCGGGGTTGCCGTTGTTTTTAGAGACGCCGCGATAAGGACTGGCACCACGAATGGAGTGAGGCCTGCCGGTTAGTTTGAGCCAGCGTTCGATGCGTGAGACGTTCTTGGTGTTGGAGTAACTGGGGCCGGGAATGGTCATTTCAGAAGAAGAACTTGGGGAGGTCTTGTGAGTGGTGTTGCTCTGTGTCATGGATATGCAACAAAAGCTCCATGACGGCAGTGCTGCTATCAGGATCGAGGCGAGGAAGTTGCATTAGGGCCCTGCGGATAAGGGCTAGGTCAGCTGGATCCCGTAGGCCTATCGTGATCGTCGAGAGGGATGCGAATGAGGGTGTCGAGCCGTCCATCGACTTTGCGTTCAAGGTGAAGGTTGCCGTCGGTGTGATCCAGGAAAAGGTGCGATCCGTCGGGGAGGATCACCTTGAGTCGCTGATGCCTGATGAGATCGATGGTCATGGCTCAGGCCGGTAAATCGAAGAGGCTGCATTCAGCGGCGAAGCTGAGGTCTTCGAGTGCTTCAGGGAAGCCAAGACCACAGCCGGAATCCCAGTGCTTGCAATTGAGGCAATGGGGTTCGGTGCTTGAGCGAGGAGCGCCGTTGGCAAGTTCCCTATAGGTCTCGCCTCGCTTGGCCGAGAGGATGGTGCGGTTCGAGACGTTGAACCGCTTGCTCAGTGTTGAGAGTGATTCCCCTGAGTTGCGGATGTAGGCGACCTGCTCGGGGTTGAGTCTGCGGGTGGCGTACTTGTTCGTGCGTGGCAGCTCCGGGTGAACAGAGCGATGGGTCTTGTTGTTGCGAACATCGCAAATGGTTTGATGGGAAACCCCCAGCTGGCGGCCAATGGCAGCGGCTGGCTGGGGGGAGGTGAGGATGAGGGCGACGTCGTCAGGGCTGAGGCCGGGTGCCATGGATGGCTGGACAGTCGGGGTGTGGTTTAGGGAGTGAAAGACAGGCCTTGTATCGGTTACTGATGGCGGGATCAATCCCGAGCAGCTCGTCGATATCCGGCCAGGGTGTGGCGACAAGGACGCTGGCGGCAAAGACGAAGACCGCGATGGTGGCGATCTTCTCGAGGGTGCTGCTAGTCATTGCGCCCCACCAGGAGATCAACGGGGGCGGCTTGCCAGAGGTTGTCGAACCACTGGTGGAAGAACAGCGGCTCGGCGCCATAGCGCGGGCAGTTCTTGGCTACGGCTCTGCGGTAGTTGACGTAGTCGTCGATCATGTCGTCAGTGACGAGGTGGCTGCGGTAAGGGGCGATCACGGTGTGTGACATGTCTTGCATGATGGGTCAAAGAAAGGGCCGCGCAAGCGACCCGTGTTGGTTTGTGATCAGACCAGTGCGAGCTGGGCGCTGAGTTCAGGAGCGAACTGGGCCTCGAGGAAGTCGAGGAACTTGCGGTTGGACTGCGCCTTGGAGCCCTCGACCTGGGAGAGCAGGGTCTTGCCGCCGTCAGCCCGGCAGATACGCGAGTGGCTGGTGTACTGGGTCTGAGCACTGAGCAGGCGCCAGACGTTGTCTTGACGGGTATCGAGTTCGCCGCCGATCAGTTCGTGGCGGTAGATGCGCTCGAGGTTCTTGACCGTGCGGCTCTGGCCATCGGGATCGCCATGGAAGTGGCGGATGGCATTGATGCCCTCGGCGATGGTGAGGGGTGTCTCGACAAAGCGGTTCTTCATGAACTCGTAGGCCCGTGCGTTACGCAGGGCTCGGTTCAATATGTCGCCGACTCGGATCGAGTCCTGCATCATCCGGTTAGAGAGGCTGAGCTTCTGGTCGATGTGACGGCGGGTCATGCCATTGCTGCAGACCAGCTCGAGCGAGACGACCGTGGCAGTGGTGGCGAGGGCCTTGCCGTAGTGGGTCATGAGCATCAGCCAGTGATCGGTGCGGTCCTCGCTGGCGATGTATTGACTGGTGCCACGGCGGGAGATCGCGAGGCCGCCGCCGTCGCCGTAGGTCTCCTGGTCCAGCAGCGCAGCGTTGTTGCCGTGGAGTTTGGAGGCCATGTAGAAGACCTTGCCGCCGTCGATCGTGCCGATCACATCGAGGGTGACGGCCTTCTCGGAGCTGGCGCAGAAGTCCTTGTAGTGCTGGACAACGCTGGTGGGTTGCTGCGGGACACGCAGGGTGCCGAACTGGCCGAGGGCATCGCGGTTGTCGCTGCGCAGCCAGAGGCGGTGATCGTTGTAAGCCCGGCCATCAGAGCCGTGGCAGGGCTCGTTGATGATCTCGAAGTTGCCGTTGACCAGCTCAAGCATGGAGGTGGTATCCATGGAGCCGTCAACACCAGCTGCATTGCCACGGAACAGCTTGCGGTCGGACTTGGTGAGGTTGTAGGACATGGTTGAGAAAGGACGAAGTGGGTGTTAACTGAGGTGATCGAACTGATCGAACTTGTTGATGTAGTCGGTGAAGGTGCTGCGCTCGATACCGAGCGATTGCAGTAAGCCGTCGCCAACCATCAGGTGACTGCGGACCTCTTCAAGAGAGGCTTCATCGCCAAGTCGCTTACGGATATTGATGATGGTTTCCTGGCTGGAGCCCATCATGAAAGCGACATGTAGCCGCTCTGCGAGTTGAACAATGGCGGAGTGAACGGTGATGTATTCGTTCAGAACCTCGAGGATCTCGAGGCGCTCCGACATACTGAGCCGGTTGAATGGCTCGGTGTTTGCCTTGGCTTGCTTCTGCCGCCGCTGCAGGCATTCGCCGACGGAGTGCAGCAGATACAGGGCTGCGGTGAACTCCTGCATGAGGTTGGTCCCATGCGCCGAGCGGTTGATGATCTGCATGAGCGGGACCTGCAGATCGCAGATACCGCCAGGGGCCTGATCGCCATCGCCAAGGTTGAGCTCGGGGATCACGTCGGAGTTCGGCAGCTCCAGCGTGCGACTCAGTAGTCGCTGCAGGTGCTCGGCTGAGACGGAATTGGGGATGCTGGAGTCACCCATTCGGGAAATTGAGGAGGGAGGCCAAGGGAGCGGCGGCAGGCGTCAACTGCGATCTGGAGGTCGGCCGTGCTGGGGCCGATCCAGTTGCCCTTCACCTGGTTCTGCGGCAAGCCGACGGGGTCCAGGTAGACGTTGAAGATGGTGACGCCGTGCGTATTGCCGGGCTTGGCTTCCAGTTTGACTGCCGTGGCTCGCAGGTCAAGTGTGACCAGGTGACCCAGAAGAGTCCGATATGAGACTTGGCTTGCGTGCGCTGGGATGAGCAGGCGGTACTGCAGGCCAAGGGTCGGTGACTGGATCAGCAGGCTGAGGTGGTCGCGGTCGGCGTCCCAGGTGTTGCCCTTGCGCTCGCCGGCCTTGCCGTACTTGGCAACGGAGGCATCGAGGATGGCGCCGTAGATCGCGCAGGCTCCATCAGGCAGGTAATCCCTGGTGCCACCTGGGGTTTCGGAATAGAAGTAGAGCCGGCCGTTGTCGATGCCGAGGACTTTGACATTGGGCTGAGGGCTGGCGGGGCAGAGCCCATCGGCCCGGATCTCGGTGAGTTCGTGGTCGGAGTGGGCAGGAGTAAGAGCAGAAGTCATGCTGATGACAGGTCACTTGAATGCACCGCTGAAGCGGTGCACAACAAAAGCCCCACCTGACAACCCAGATCTGGGCTGCCTGGCGGGGCTGGATAGAGTGTGCTCTGGCGATCAGAGCGAACGACAATGCAGGGGATGCTCCATGGTCAAGAGCCCATGGCGATCGTGGTGGCAGAGGCCGATGAGCTGCGCAATCCCTGCGCTGGCATGGTGAATCAGCTGATCATGCTGGCGGCGTTCCTCAAGGAGATGGAGACGCAGAGCCATCTGATCCACCTGAACTATGAGGGTGCGAACTTCTTAGATGTGCACCAGTTCCTGAAGGGTCAGTACGAGGCGCATCTCGAGCAGTTCGACACCGTTGCTGAGTTCGTGCGGGCGCAGGACTTCTGGATGCCGATGTGTGCATGCGGCCTGAAGGATGCCCTGCCCTGCTTCCAGAACGTGGAATCGCACAACGGCAAGGAGATGCTTGCCGTGTACCTGAAGAACCTGGACGACCTGGCTGACCTGGCGGTGCAGATCGAGCCGAGCGCTCAGCAGGTGGGCGCCATCGATGTGGCGAACTACATGGCTGAGCTGGTGGCGGCAGCGAGCAAGGCTGCCTGGTTCCTCAAGGCAATCCTGCGCGGCTGTTAGGCCGCCGGCTTGGAACGGAACCACTTGGTGATGACGTATTTACGTCCGGCGAGGACGGGCCGTGCTTCGTGCAGGGTGTCCTCGTTGGGTGTGCCGTCTTCGTAGAGGTTGTTCCAGGCCAGGGCGGTGCCGGCAATGGGAGCAAAGGCGCGCTCGATCTCAGGGAAGTAGGTCTCGCCGCCTTGCTCCACGGTGTTGAGATAGACCATGACGGTCCAGGTGCGCTGGCCGAGGTTGCCGTGCTCGAGCCAGGTGTAGTGGTGCGGGTCGAACCAGTCGTGGTGCTCCTTGAAGTACTGGCCTTTGTCGTAGCGGGCGCCCTGCAGTGACTCGGAGAAGCTGGGCGGGACACCCAGCAGATCAGCGAAGCGCTGGTCGAGCTGGTCGGTGAGGTCAGGGTCGGCGCTATCGAGATAGCAGGTGGAGCTGGTGCGGTAGTCGTCTGGGCCGTGGGTAACGAGTGAGGGGCTGAGCGAGGAGTCGATGACGTCGATCAGCCGCTGGCACTCGATGAGTGAGAGGAAGGACGGGATCTCGAGGATGTCGATGAAGTCGGTATCAACGCGCCAGGCCCTGGGCTTGTGGTCACGCAGGAGGATCGGCGGATCATTCCAGCGCGACCACTCGTCGTCGGGAACTCTGGCTGCGTTGATGGCTGCGGTCCATGGATCTTCTCCGCTCTCAGTCGAGCGCCTGAAGGCGTGGTAGGCGTCGTTGCTGAGGGCGTTGTAGCGCCCAGCGAGAAGGGTCAGATCCATGGGCGATCTCAGTTCAGTGAGAAGTCGAATTCGTTGCAGAGGAGTGTCTTGCCATCGGGGCCAGTGATGGAGAAGCACTGACCGTTGTTGTGGCAGACGAGGTAGGCGTCAGCAGTCGGTGATTTGACGACGCGGTAGGACTTGTGACGCCAAAAGACGGTGCGCCCGGCGTCAACTGACGCGCGGATCTGGTCAAGGTTCATGTAGTCGAGAGGATGATGGTTTCTTTGGCGCGCCAACCCTTGCGGTCGACCCATTCGTTGAACTCGGCCTTGGCCTCGGGAGTCATGTAGCCGAAGACTCGGTTGAGGACGTGCTTGAAGGCGTATTCCTTTTCAGAGATCTTCTCGTGCTCCAGGGCGGCCTGGGCGGCGCAGGCGATGTCGAGGAGGTCGTACATCGGAACCTGCGCGCGCTGGTTGGCTTCGTGGTTATTCAGGGTGGCTGTGCGACTCAGCGTTCACGCTAGATCCAGTGGGATCGGCGTGCTGCTCGCTGTCGAGACGCTCGTAATGCCAGAAGGCATCGGCCCATTCCTGATAGCCAGGTTCCTCTGGGAAGGGATACCCGCAGAGGATCCAGTCGTACTCATGGGTGCAGTCGGGTGCGTACCAGCCGCCCTCGTCGCAGGTCCAGCCGGCCTGCCAGCGAATGCGGTAGAGCTCATCTTCTGCTGCGATAGCGTTTTCCACGGCGTCTAGGTGTTGGTACCAGTTGGGTCTTTGCTCGAGTTGAGCGAGGTTGAAGGCGGGGTCAGTCATTGTCTTCGGATGCAAGTTCAAGGCGAGACTCAAGCCAATCCTGGTAGCCGAGTCGCGTATCGTTGTTTGCGACTTCGTACCGCCAGTCTTCGACGGGGAAGTCGGGATGACTGTCCCAGTGATTAGTGGTCATAAGTGGGGAAGATGTCAAGGGGCGCTGTACTGGGGTCAAGGAGGATGAATTCGCAGTCATACATTTCTCTTGCGGCGATACAGATATTGAAGAGCCAATCCGGGATTGGCTTATCTGCCTTGTCATTGCAGAGAATGTATTGTTCTTCGTAAGCGAAAAACCATTGGAGACCGAATGCGTGCAGATTCCCGAACGACCAATCCTCAAGGTCTTCGTCAGGGTCGGGCATGTGCTGCGTGGAGATTCTGAGACAGCGAAAGATGTCTGCATCCTTGTCCGGAAAGATGGGTTCTTTCCGGGATGGATCCAGAAAAACGAAGGCGGGGTCAGTCATTGGCGAGAAACCTGCTGCGTAGGTGTTGCATGTGCTCCTGATAAGGGACGCCACCGGCGATGGGGTCTGCCTCTTTGTTAAGGATGTAATACTCCAAGGCAGTGACAATCAGGAAGCGCTCAAATCGATCGAGGTTGGCTGACGGTTTCATCAGTCATGGAAGCGAAGGTGTTTGCGGGACAAGAAGATGGCGACTTCTTTGGCGATCTGGCTGTAGTCGAGCTTGGCTTCGAGGTCATCGAAGGAGACCTGCTCGGCCAGCTGGCAGTAGTCGATCTCGCGGCTGAGCTCGTCAAGGCGGATCTCAGCGGCAAGGTTGTCGAGACGGATCTCGTCTGCGACCTTGGCGTGATCGAGCTCATCAGCGATGTCACTGACATCGAGCTCGCAAGCAATGTCATTGACATCGATCTGCTCGGCGACCCCGCGAACACTGATGTGCTCAGCCAGGGCAACGACACACATCCAGTCGGCGATTTGCCTGTAGTCAATCGAGTTGATCTGGCGTTTGACTTCAGCGGCAACGAGCGGCTGAAGCATGCGGGCGATGAGGTTCATGAATCAGTAGCTGATTTGCACAGAAGCGATGCCGTCGAGCGGGACGCCAAGGCGCCAGGCCGCTCCGGCGGAGAGGTCGATTGAATTGCACTCGCAGCGGTCCGTGATCGGGACCGTCAGCGATCTGCCCTTATGAGAGACGCGAACCTTGGTGCCGCAGGGCAGCCAGGGGTGAGCGGCGCTGACGCCCCAGTGGATGTAGGTCTGGCCGCAGTAGGCGGTGCGGCCGTGATACCACTCGTCGTAGACAGTGGCGGTGACGGTGCGCGCCTCAGCACTCAGTGGCTGAAGCATGAGCGCAAAGGCCATCAAGGTACGTTTCAGTGATTTCAGGTTGGTCATCGGGCTTGAAGGTGTGGTTACGAATGGCGCGGAGTTCGTAGTAGTCGTCGGTCCAGGGGGCCTCGTCTGGATAGAGGTAGGGGTGGTTCATGGACCTACAGGAAGAAGGGCCGCCCGCTTGATGGCGGCCATGGTGTTGCGTTCGCTGCGGGCGTGGCGCTTGCGACCGAAAGAAGCAATCGTGTGATTGCCATTCGGGTGGCTGAGGTGCCAGTGCCTGCGGCCGGGCGTGATGGTGAAACCGAGCTCGAGGGCGAGCTTGAGGCAGGGGTCCTTGCGGAAGAGAGCTGATCGATTCATCAGCCGGCCAGGGTGCGCAGGAGCTTCTCTTCTTGTTCGCCGAGGTTGACGCCTTCGCCTCTGCAGTAGTCGATGAAGGCGGTAACAACGAGGCGTTGAGCAACCTCAGGCCTGGGCTTCTCGCTGACGCCGATCAGCTTGGCCATGAAGTTCTGCCCCCGGCCCAAGAGCCAGAGCCGCTCGAGGAATTCGACCGGCAAGTTGTGCTCGGCAGCCAGTGCAGCAGCGGCATGTTTGCGCGCGGTCTGCGGAGTCACGCCGCGATTCGGGATGACGGGCTGGGGAGCTGGCTCAGGGAGAGCGATGGCAGTGAGATGGTCAGGATCGGACCACCCGGCTTCAGGGTTAGGAGGGAGTTGAGGATCTTCAGTTGGCGCAGCGTCGAAATCGAGCTGAAGAACCCAGCCGACCGGGTCGATCCACTTGAGAGCGGAGTCGTCGAACATATAGTTCTTGGAGATGATGCCGGCGAGAGCCTTAGGGAAGGAGAAGGTTTTCTCGGTTCCAGTAGGAGTCTTGTCGTTGAAGCGGACGTAGTAGTAGTCAGGTGATTTGTTGCTTTGCTTGGGGTCTGTTGTGACGATGCGGGTTGCCATGGTTGAACGGAGTAGTGGCTAGAGCGAAGGACAGAGACAACGAAGTCGGCTTCTTCTGGAGACAGAAGGAGAGCAGGGCCCAGACGGCGGTAGAGGTTGGGGGGATCACAGAGGATCGAGCCGATGTCTGCGAGAAAGCAGCGACCTGCTGGGCTCCCGGGGTTGGGAGTGAGCAGGCGCTGCTTGCGGTTTGGGGTTGGGACCAGGAAGAAATCAGGAGGATTTCTGGGTCCTTTGAAAGAGGGGAGATCCCGGCGCGTACTCGGCGATGGTGTCGAGATTGGCGAGGAAGTTAGCTCTGAGCCTGCCGGGGTCTGAGCAAATAAGAAGGGCGGCAAGTTTCTGGGCGAAGTTGCCGCCGTAGTGCTGCATGGTCTCGAGGATGGCGTGCTTGTTGTCAATGAAGGTGGGCCAGTCGAGTTGGTAGTGACGGTTCATTTGATGGTCCAGTTGGTGTTGGTCTTCAGTTGTGCGCCGGGAATGTCTTGGCCGGACTGGATGGCCTGTTTGATCAGGGTCTTGTCGGGCGCTGTGGTGGTCTTGACGCGGAGCATGTCCTCGGGAATGAGGTCCTCGTCGGTGATCTCGACGGAGGTGCTGCTCCGGCTGGAGATGCGGTAGCGCGGGAGATCGAAGCGGCTCTGGCCGGGGTCGAGCTTGGTGAGCACGTCGATGAGCAGGCGTTCCATACGGTCCGCCTTGCGTTCATCGGACTCGGCCAAGGAGACGAGACGCTCGTACTCGCGCTTGGCTTGCTCCTTACGGAAGCGAGCGCGATCACGCAGGACGCTCTGAATCACGAAGCAGTAGTTGTCTGCTTTGGTCTCGACTTCTCCCTTGGCGGCGAAGTACTGCTGAATCAGTGCCTCGCCGGTCTCTCTTTCCTCGATGTCCTCGGAGTCGATGAGCTCAAGAGCCAGGGCGATCTCGCCACTAATCTCTTGGGCTTGCAGACCCAGGTGATACAAGGAAGTCGGGGATCCGGTCGTTAGTGCCGGCGTGGAGTTCGAGGACGTAGTGCGCGAGGTCCGACGGGTCCGCGCACTGGACGATCCATTGGAGGTTGGTGTGTGTGTCATGGATGAGAAGAACGAGGAGTTTCTTCTGGTAGTGGGTGATCTGGAAGCGTTCGATCGAGCTGGGCAATGCGCTGCTCGAAGCAGTGCTGGATCGAGCGGATGCGGCGGAGGGCCTTGAGTTCGCCCGATGTCGGGGACGGCCCGATCTCGGCCTCGGCAGAAGCGCAGAGGCGAGCCGCCTCATCACGCAGAGCAAGGAGGTGGCGATAGCGGCTGGGATCGATGGACATGCCTGGGTCATCCGGTGCATGACATGGCTTGCGCATTGTGGCGGGGATTCCAGAAAAGGGAAGCCCCGGCTTACGGATTGCAAGCCGGGGCGCGGGATCAGGCGTTCGCCAGCTCAGCGGTTGCGGCCTTGGCGTCCTGGAGGCCGACGGCCTGGGCGCGCTTGATCAGGGTTGCGGCGTAGACCTGCTGCGCACTGAGGGGTGAGAAGCCGGTCTTGCCGTAGAACAGCTCACCGGACACCGGGCAGGTGAAGGTGTCTTCCGGGTTGTCCTTGCCGGTGATGTCGGTGAGGTGCTCGGACTTGGCGCTGGCGCGGATGGCGGACTCACGTTGAGCGAGGCCGCATCCACGGTTGGTGACAACAGCGCCGACTGCGCTCCACCAGCCATTGCCGCGATAGGCGCGGAAGGAGAGAGGGCCGAGGTTGAGTTCCATGAGAAAGGAGGAATGAGTAAACGAAGCAGACCTCTTAAATGCACTGCTGCATGAGGTCAAAACAAAAACAGATCTAGAATGAAGACACCCATAGGCGCTTCATCTAGATCCGTGAATCCTCTTCAGTCACTGAAGGATGAAATCATCCGGCGCGCACAGGCAGATCGGAGCGGTCTTGAGGGCTCGATCGCCAAGATGCAGGGCGATCGCTACACCCGCCGCGCGAAAGAGCTAAGCGGTCGTACCGATCAGGAGCTGTCAGAAGCAGCAGCTTCCCAGCTGAAGCGGATGAGCCGGGGGCAGTCGACTCCGATGTCGGCTCGGGATATGTATGCCTATACAGGCACAACCGATGCCGCCAATGTGGAACCGGACGATATTCGTAAGAACCTGCAGAGCCTCAACAAGGATGAGCGCTCTCGGCTCATCGGATCCATGGCGGCCAATGGTCGCTCTGGCCCGATGGAGCGTCTGCGTCAGGCGCAGTTGTATGCCAACGAGCAACTGCAAGCAGAAGGAACTCGTGGCGATATCGCCCGTGCAGGCGTGGTCACTGCTGCTGCAGGTGGCAGCGTGATGGGCTTGACTGCTGCCGGTCAGGGTCTGATGGCTCTGATGGAGTACATCCAGAACGGAACCGAGCAGCAGGAAGCGCGCAATCGCGAGCTGGCTTGATGACCAAGCCTGAGCCCTGGGAGTGTGAGATCTGGGAGCGGGTATTAGCGGCTCTTCGGGCGAGGAGCTGCTATCGGACGTCGTATTACTACATGGCTGAGGAAGCTGTTCGTTTGTGCAGGTTGTGTGATGGACAGTGATTTTCCGCTGCGGTTGGCGGGTACAGGTTTGGGGTTGGATATTCGTGAGGGGTTGAGCAATGGGAGCATTGGCGGTTTGCGCCAGGGCTTTGGCACTGGGAGGTTGGTGCCGCAATCGCTGATGGGCGACTTCCATGCGATGGCACCGGAGCACAGCGAGCCTGGATACTCGCTGCGCGGCCGGTACCAGCCCGAGGTGACCTACGGGGCGTAGTCCTCGATTGGGCCGAGGAGTTTGCGGAAGTCATGCGTGAACTGCATGCAATCGCCGACAGACTCGGTGAGCTCTAGTCGGTTGCGCAGGTGCTCCGCGATGGGGAGATAGCCCTCGATGGCGAGGGTGCCGACAGCGAGGCGGTCTTCGATGTAGGTGGCTTCGATGTGGTCGGGCATGGTTCTGGTGGGTTCAGGAATTCAAGGCTGCGCTCTAGGAGGTAGGCGGCGAGGTTGGAGAAGGAGCGGCCCTGGAGATCAGAGGCCGCAGTCACGGCCTCAAAGACGTATTGAGGGATGGTGATAGTGATGCGCCGCGATGAGCGCTTGGCCTGAGAGATCAGGGAGTGGTTCATGCGTCGGGAGCGGAGGTGTAGGTGGCAGGGCGTTCGCGGACGTTGACGAGATAGCGGAACTGCTCGTCGGTAAGGTCATCGAGCTGAGTGCCGATGGCTAGAACTTCACCGCTGGGCAGGGCTCGCCAGTAGATGCCGCCGTGTTCGTCGGGGCGGAGCTTGCTGCAGTAGTAGGCGAGCTGGATGCCGAAGCTCTTGGTGATGAGCTTGCGTTCTGCGAGCTTCGCGATCAGATACTCGAAGCTCATTTGGCAGAAGTATTCGTCGCCGCTGGAGAGATAGAGGGAGCCATCGGCGCCCATCTCGGTATCGAGGCAGCCTGCGTAGTAGTCGTCGAACTCTTCTGGGCGGTCATCTTGTTCAAGGATGTCCTGGAGTTCGCCGTTGATTAAGACGGCTGCCTCGGCCCCGCCTGGAGCAAAGCAGGCGGCGGGGACACGGGTGGCGCCGACTTCGTAGTTGTTGGCCATTAGTTGGATTCGTGATAGTTGGCGGTTAGTCAGATTCGTAGTAATTGGTCAGGCTTCAGGAAGTTCAGGGTGATCAGGTGTGTCGAGGTCGGTTGAGGATTGGAAGTAGGTGTTGCCCTTGCCGTCCATGAAGAAGCCGAAGCCCACGCCGCCTACGGCTTTGGACTGGGCATTGAGGTCGGCAAGGAGCTTGAGCAGCTGATCTCGGGTGGGATCGCTATCGCCTGTGGGTACGGGTTTGGTCATTGAGCGAGTGCCTCGGCTTGCTGGACGAGCGCCAGTTCCATGCCTTGCTGGTAGAGCAGGCGTTGGTCGGCGCTCAGTGCTTGGTTGGAGATGGAGACGACCTGGTCGGTGTGGAGCCGGCCGTCTCGGTGGCTGAGCTGGATGGTGAAGGTGGGCTTGCCGTCGACCATGCCGAGCACGATGAAGTTCTGGAACTTCTTGATGCGATCGGCGTAGGTGCCATTGCCGACGCAATTGCGGACGGCGTTGCCCCACTCAGCCAGCTGGTGGACGGAGTTGGGCTGGAAGAACGAGAGCCGTGTGTCACTGGTGGTGACGCGCACGGGACTCGGGAAAAGATCCTGAGGCAGGGGTGCATCAGGGGTCTTGACTTTCCAGAGCCGCTCTTCCAGTTGGCGGTTGAGGTCAGAGAGGCGCAGGCGCTTGGGCTTGGGCAGCTCGCGCACGCCAACCCAGCGCTGCTGCTCGTCGGACCACTGCATGCCATTGGTGATGTAGGCGGCCAGTTGCTGGTTGAACTGGCGGATGTCGGAGTACCAGTAGTTGTCTTTCTCCTCGGCGGCACGGCGCATCCAGTGGACGTAGGTGGCCAGGGGCAGGTGCTCCCTGATCCAGGCGATCACTGGGTTCTCGCCATGCGCCCGGAAGCCGCCGGGGCTGTAGCGCTGGTTGGCGCAGGTGATGTCGTCGATGGAAAGCCGCCGGCTGATCTGATCGCTGAAGGGCCAGAGCGCTTGAAGATGATCAAGGCTGGCGTCGGGCCAGATCTCAGTGATGGGCTTGAGGCCCTTGCACTGATCCTTCAGGGCAGCCCAGTGATTGCGAATGCGGTGAGGTGACGCCACTGGTGCGTCGTACTCAGTGAGCATGTCGTTGAGCCTGCCCTGGATCTGGTTGCGGAACCAGGGCGTATCAATCGGGGTGCCTTTCAGGAGGTCTGAATGGGACGGCACCCAGTTCGCCGGTGCGCCTGAGTTGCTGAGGATGGAGGTCCAGGTGTCCTGGACGCGAGCGAAGGGACAGTTGCCCCGCTCTTCCCAGGACTTGCTGAGCATGGATGTGGCGTAGCGGTGGACGCGGTCGCCTGTCTGCTGGATGAACTCGCGATCAGAACAAGCGGCGCGGCCGTTGCCTTGGCCAACGGTCCAGATGTTGGCGACGTGGAGGTAGCGGGGATCGCTGGCAACGCTGGCTTCTGTGAAATGCCAGCGGTGCACACGGAAGGTGGAGCGACCGCACTCGAGATCCTCGGCGGTGTCAGCTTTGAAGGGATTAAAGCCGGGCGTTCCCTCGTAGAGGTAAAGCCGGTGCGGCGCATTGGCTGCACCTGGTCTGGCGGCCCATGCCAGATGCAGCCCCTCGGTGGGATCGGCGTAGGCGGCGACCCAGAGTTTGCGGCCGCTGCCGGCATTGGCATGCCAGATGACGGCTTTGAAGTTGCCGTCGTCGTCGAGCCAGTGCTCGTGCTGACGAACGGCGGGAGAGGTGTTGATGGTTTGCAGCGCCCGCAGGAAAGCGTCGGCCGGGACGATCCCAGGAGGGATCAGTCCGACCGGCAGGCCAAGTGGGTAGGAGGGACCCCGTGTGGCCGAGCGCTGGGAAGCGGCCTCGGCCTTGAGTCTGCGGCGCAGTTCGGGGTCGTACTTGGCGATGCGCTGCTGGAGGGTGGATGGAACGGTGAATTGCATGGTGTGATGTGGGTTGCGTTACGTCCGACCTGGCGTGCAGGTTGACATGAAAGAGCCCCGGCAGCAGGGCCACCGGGGCGGAGTGTCAGAAACTCGCGTCACTGCCGAGCAGGGATGAGCTCGAGGAGGTGGTCGTACTCCTCTTGCATGGCGAGCTGGCTGAAGTAAGCCTGCTCGGCCAGGAAGTCGGCGATCTCGGGGTAGAGCTCACCGAGGACGTCTTTGATTTCAGTCATGCGATTGACCAGAAACGACAAATGCACTGCTGAAGGAGTGCACGAAAAA